CACTGTGCCCACGTAGTTGGAAACCCATACAGAGGCTTTATCCAGCACCTTGGCGTCATGCTCCAGCGCCGCTTCAGTCATCTGCGCTTCGGTCTGCATTGCCACCTGCTCGGTGCGGATTTCTTCCATCTTGGCCTGCGCGGCAAAGCCAGCAGCAGCCAGTTGAAGTTCGCGCTCGGTCTGCATCTGAGCCAGAGCCAGCTCGTGTTTCTGGTCAGCTTTGTTCTGGAAGTATTCCAGCAACTTGGGCAGGCCGGAGATCAACAGACCTCCAAGAGTTGAAATAAGTGAAAGCATCAGTTACCTCTTTTGGTTAGCATGGCGCTGGCGATCTCCAGCATGAATTTTACTTGTTGGAGGTCTTGCGGGGGCTCTGTCCAGCCCACGGTAATCTGCCCAACAAACCGATAACTGTCTGGCGGTACGCTGACCCGGCAGGTGTATGCTACGCCCTTTTCCAAGTACCACAGGCCGACTTCAGACTGCGCGTAGCGGTACTCACCGCAAGGAAGTTCGTTGGACATCAGTCGCACAACATCTGCATTGTTGGATGCGTTCTGGCTGAACAGCCCCACATCAATGTCTTCAATGCTCTTGTCCCTGCCGTCCTTGGTATATGCCCTGTACAGCACCCGGCTGTTGAATAACGGGTTGACCTTGAACACCGCGACAACTGTGGCCCCAGTTTTCTTCATCAGCATCGAACCTACATCATCTGCTCTTGAGGTGTTGATCTCAGGCAGCTTCTGGGACTCCTTGTAGGCATCCCGCATGAAGTCTTGGTTCTCCCACAGGAAGTACCCGGTAAAGGCCACAATGCCCATCACAAGGATGGCAAACAGTTTAAACGGCGAGTCCACATACCCGAGCACCTTGTCGAGTGTTGAATTGGCGTTCAGCTTTTCGTCGCTCATCGCAGGTGCAGCATGTACAAGATGATGCCGTATGTTATGAGTGCGGCCAAGATCACCGCAGCAATGCCGATAGCAATGTATTCGACAAGTTGGGCAAGGCTTTCTTGGCGTCTTTGTGCTTCGCGCTCTGCTTCTTCTTTGGCCTCTCGGCGTCTACGGGCAGCAGCAGCTTGGAACTTTTGCCAATCGGTCCACATGCCCGGACGGCCAGCGTAGACCATGCGCTCGCGCAATTCTTCTTCCTGTTGGCGCATCTGTTCCAGCGCCATGAACTCTTCAAGGTCAGAGCCGCCACCCTTCTTGTTGGCGCTCTCTTGAATCTTTGCCTTGTTGTCGAAGTAATCAAAGACCCGTGAGCCGAGCTGATGCAGCTCCTTGCCGTTAGCCAGTGCACCTTTTATTACTGCAAAGGCTGCATTCGCTGCCGCGATTTCGGCCAACATACCGGTTCCTTGCTACAACACGGGGTTACGCAGTCCGCTTCCACATCGCCACAGTGATGTAGGGTTGCAGGTTGGCGTTGGTGCCAGAGACACCAGCTGAGCTAACGGTTGTGGCAACCGTGACACCAGTAGTTGCTGTTCCTGTGTTGATGCTTGCAAAAATGTTATTAACTGTAGGCTGGACAAAAACATTACCTGCAAAGGAAGATCCAAAGTCTATAGCATGGTTGTGACCGGGATCAGTAACAGTAGAGTTTGCTGTGTGCGTATGACTTACAACAACAGAATCCTTACTTCCACCAGTCTCCTCCAGCGCATCGAACAAGGCATCGCTGCCGTCTAAGCCCACCATGACCCGACCAGCGCCAAAGGCTGTCCAAGTACCAAAACCAAGCAAAGTACCGGGGTTAGTTGTTACGCCTGCGTTGATGTAGATGGAGCCTACGGGGTAGAGAGCTTGCAATGCAGCTTGCAATGCAGCTTGAACAAATGCAGTTGTAGCCAAGGCTGTGCTGCTGTTGCCAAACGTCTGAGTGACCGCTGTTGTGCCCGTAGGCAGCGCAGGCGTACCCGTAAACGTAGGTGAAGCCGACAGCACTGTGCTGCCCGTACCCGTGGATGTTGTAACCCCTGTACCGCCGTTGGCCACAGGCAGGGTGCCTGTTACGCCCGTACTCAAAGGCAGGCCTGTGACGTTGGTCATTACGCCACTTGCAGGGGTTCCCAAAGCAGGAGTAACAAGTGTGGGGCTGGTCGCAAACACCAACGCACCTGAACCGGTTTCGCCCGTGACGGCTGCAGCCAAGTTGGCAGAAGAGGGTGTTGCCAAGAATGTCGCTACGCCAGTGCCCAAAGCCGTGAGGCCTGTACCGCCAGAAGCTGCCGCCAGCGGAGTGGCCAACGTCAAGCTGGACAGATGATCATTTTGGAATGCAAAGTTGGTTCCGTCCGACCAAACCGTTACCGTCCGCCCCGCAGGGATAGCCACTCCAGTACCTGCCGCAGTCGTGTTACCAAGAACCGTGGAGTTGTAGATGGTGGCCGTGTAGGCGCTTGCGTTCTGGATAACGTAGGTCTTCTCAGCCGGAGGGGCGTAGACGTTGAAGGCAGCGGTAGTGGTAGTCGTCAGCGCAATCGTCATGTTGCGAGACTGGTCGGCCACACCGTTTAAAGCCGTCAAGGCTTGGTTGGCTGAAGTGATCGACACCGAGGTGTACCCAGCAATCGCGGACTCAATCAGCGTGCCAAGGTTTGTGTTGGTCGTGGTGCCCCATACACCAGCCTGATCGCCGGTGGTGATGAGTTCAATCCGAAGACTGGGTGAGTATGTGCTCATGGGCGATCCTTAAGAATTGGGGGTATTTTGCCCTGTTTGGTCGTCGGCGGGAAGAGGCTCGTTGCCCTCGGCCAGCCATGCAAGATAGGCTTGGTAATCCGTGTTGGCGGGGTCGAAGGGGATGCCAAGAATTGTGCCGTTGTCTTGAAGCTTGTTAACACCCACTTCTTGCCCAAAGTAATTTTTTGCAATTTTGTAAGTCATCTTATAGCTCCGCACTCACAGTGATTTTCCCGGTAGAGGGCTGCACAATTATTGTTGCGAACCCTGAAGCACCACTCCCGCCAATTACCAAATCAACATTGAACATTCTGGTTGAGCTGTAGTTTGTAATCCCTCCAGTACAGGTCACTGTCGCGCCCCCATTAAAAAACTGAACGGCGTTTGAAACGGTAACACTTGGTCCGACTCTCATTTCCACAGGATGCACTCCATTTGCTCTGGCAATGGTATTAGCGCCAAGTCCTGTCCCCGCAATTGATGGGTTTTCGTAATAATACCGCTGACACATCATCAACTCACGCCCGTAGTCCCTGCGCTCAAACGGCGTGGCGACAGAGCCTGCTTCCAGTTGGACGCCTGTGACGTAGAAGGTGGCTCCGTTCGTGCCGACTACAGAGACAGAGCCTGTGGCCTGCCAAACATCAGCTGTTCCCCAAGCTCCTGCAGTTGCACTATTTGTTGCGCCTGCTCCAATACTGAACGCCACATTGACACCAATGCCGTTGTTTGTGAGCCAAGTCCCTGTTGTGTCGCCGGGAACTGTAATTGTTTTTTGCTCCCAAGTGTTCGCCGCAGAAATTGCGTAGGCAAACGGGTAGTTTCTGTTACCCGCACTGTTCTTCAACACGCCCCCAAAAGAACCCGTCAGTGAACTACGCACCCAAAAAGATAGCGTTACGCTTTGCGCTCCGGCAGCACCCCAACCTAAGTCTGCAGAGTTAAAACCCTCAATTGGCTGATAAAGCGCAAACACATCAGTGGATGTAACTGAATAAGCAGACAGGGACGTTGCGCCCAAATAATTTGTAAAACCTGCCGGAGGGGTTACGGAACCTGCGTTTTGTTGCACCGAAAATCTTGATGCGTTTGTTTGCACAGCACGCCAACGATCAAGGGTATAATCAAAGTTTGCAGGCGTCACACTCGCCCCAGCATTCCTCTGGTCAATCCGCATGTCGCCGTTGATGATGCGGTTGCGAAAGCCCTGCAAGCTGTCCGCTGTAGGGGTCATGCCGTTAATCTGGGCGGTGTTACCCCCAGTGGCGTTGGTGATGGTATTTACGCTAAGTTGGCTCATGCGAGTTGCTCCTGTGTCGGACGTTCAAACTGAGGGTGCGACCAGTCAGCAATGTAGTCACCATTGCTATCAGCATCGTTTTGCAAGCGGATGACGGTCAAGAAATCACGGTCTGTGAGTTCAGGGTACAGGGCTTTGATTTTTTCGTACAAGGTCATGTTGCGCTCCGAATTAATGCACCAGCAAAAAACGACGAAAAGTTGGACACTGTGGACCCCGTGTTCTGAAATGCAAAAACAGACACATAATCTGTGGTGCCGTTCATAAAAGTGACGGTGGACGAACCAATCGTGGGGAACCCGGAGCTAGACATTGTTATCCCTGCAGGCCAAGTAATGGTCCCGTTTTTGCCAAGTGATCCGCCTACGAGCGTAGCGGCACCAATACCGTTGGCACCAAAACTAACGCTCCAACTGAATTGATAGTACCCAGCGACGTTTGGTGTAAACCTGCCCGTTGTCACATTAAAACAGGATGCCGTATCAAACGTCGGCGTGCTAAACCCTGTCATTTCCGTTTGAGTGCCGTTTGCGGCTGATCGGTTTACTGGGGTGTTTGCCAAAAAAGCAGGGCCGTTAATCGGCACACCCGCCGTTGCGGTGGTCAGGATAGTCCCGCTTGCATCTGGCAAATCCAGTGTTCGGTTGGTGTTGCTGTTTGGGCTGGCGATGGTGAACGTGCCAGTGCCAAGGGCATTTCCGGATAAGGCTACTTGGCTCATGGTTTTGCTCCTTCCAGTGCTTCAACTCGGGCGGTCAAAGCGGTGATGAGAGCTTGCTGCTCTTGGATTGCCGCCGTCAGGGTCGCCACAAGGAACGAGGTGTCAATTCCTTGGGATTTGATGGAGCCGTCTTCATTAACCGCATCTTTCTCGCCGATCACAGCATCTGAACAGACCTCTGCAAGCTCGTGAGCAATGAACCCCTCGCCGGCCTCGCCAGTAGACTTCCACTTGTATGTTACCGGCTTGAGTGCAGTGACCTTTGCCAGTGCGCCGGTCATAGGCGCGATATCTTCCTTCAGTCGGTAGTCAGAGGATGTGACATAGGAAGTGGTTGAGCCGTTTGATGTAATTGACCCGCGCTCTGTTCCGTTTTCATAAAAAACACAGTGGTATCTTGTTCCGCTGCCTGCCGTGTTGTTGGATATAAAATTCCCGTTTACTGAAGCTGATTCAGTCGTCACCCGCCCTGCAGCACCAAAACTCGTCGTCCCCACCAGCAGGTTACCGCTGGAGTCGATACGGGCGCGTTCTGTGCTGTTTGTACCAAATAGCAAAGGGTGATTTGTTTCTGTGTATAAAATTGATCCAGTTCCAAACACAGTGCCAAGACCATCCACAAGAAAATTGGCTCGCACAGTGTTGTTGTTACCACGTAGCCCAAAAACTGCATTTGAATTGCTTGTGGTTGCAAGATTTCTTACAAGTACACCCACATTTGACGCGGTTTCAGTGCCAACCACATCAAGGTTATCTGTTGGCGAAGTCGTCCCAATCCCCAGATTGCCAGACGAATCAAACCTTGCAACTTCAGCACCCCCCTCTGCAAACGCAATGGTGTCAGCAGCAGGGAAAAAGATGCCTGTGTTGGCATCAGTGCCACGAATCGCAGGGGTTGCTGCGCTGCCGTCAACGTCCGCAACGCCGTCAGTGCCGCTCAAAATTAAACTCATGTTCGCTCCTAGACCTATAACACAACCCAGCGTGAGCCGCTGGAAACTGTAACCGTGATGCCCGAGTCCACTGTGATAGGCCCGGTGCTCATGGCATTACGCGTTGATGGGATGGTGTAGTTTACAGTCACGTTCTGGCCGTTTTCCACAAAAATCTCATCCGCTCCGCCGCCTGTGGCACCGCCACCAACCGCCCGCCACACCGTGCCGTCATAGCCTTCCCAGTTGTCCGTGTCCGTGTTGAACCGGAAGTAGCCCGCGGCGGGAGAGCCATCCCGCTCCGCCTGTGTACCAGAAGGAATTACCGAAGAGCCTGTGGTGGCAGAGATCACATTCAAAGCAACCTTTGCAGTGGCAGCCGTGGAGGACGCTGTACCGCCGTTGGCGACAGGCAAGATACCTGTCACGCCCGTAGTCAAAGGCAGACCTGTTACGTTGGTCATCACGCCACTTGCTGGCGTTCCCAGGGCAGGAGTGACAAGGGTGGGGCTGTTAGACAAAACATTGTTGCCGGTGCCCGTGGAAGTTGTGACACCCGTGCCGCCAGAAGTTGTGGCCAATGGAGAGGCAAGCGTGAGACCTGACAGGTGGTCGTTTTGAAACGCGAAGTTGGTTCCGTCAGACCAAACCGTCACGGTCTTGCCTGCGGGAATGGCCACGCCAAGTCCTGCCGCAGTCGTGTTACCCAAAATTGTGGAGTTGTAGATCGTGGCGGCGTATGCGCTGGCGTTGTAGACGACGTAGGTCTTCTCCGCCGGAGGTGCGTACACCGCAAAGGCTGCGGTGGTGGTCGTGGTCAGAGCCAAAACCATGTTGCGCGATTCGTCAGGAGTACCGTCGTTGGCGGTCAGCGCTTGATTGGCAGTCGTAACCGATACCGAGATGTACCCGGCAATAGCAGACTCAATCAGCGTGCCAAGGTTTACGTTGGTCGTGTTTCCCCACACACCCGCCTGATCGCCGGTATTGATGAGTTGAATGCGAAGACTTGGAGAGTATGTGCTCATAGGATGTCACCTTGTTCAGATTGTGCCTGTAAATACATCAGACTACAACCCACCGGGAGCCGGACGGCACCGTTACAGTGACGCCGGAATTGATGGTCACAGGCCCTGCGCTCATGGCGTTATTGCCTGCATTGATGGTCGAGCTGATGCTGACCGTGGCTGCGTTCTCCACATACCCCATGCCACCAATGACTGCCCGCTCTGCCGGGTAGGCCACAAACACGTCTTTGCTACCTGCGGCAAAGTTGACCAGTGCCCCAGCGTTTGAGGACTCCAGCACGGTATTACGTGCCAGCGTGGTACCAGACAAAGTGTATGTGCCGATGCCTACTTCCCATGTGCCGTTCACGGTGTCGACGATGGTGTAGTACGTGGTGTTGCCGTTGCCGATGACAGAAAAGGCTTGAAACCCCGCCGCCGCTCCGGCAAGCGTGACTGTTCCCGTGCCAGTGGTGGTAGTGCTTTCTTTTACACGATCTGCTAAAACGAGTGGCATGTTCTTTCCTTACGGCTATGTTTCGACGGCCTGCCAGTCGGGGCTCTCGGCCGTGTTAACGACCTGCCATGTTGTGCCCGGATCGCTGTTGACATTTTGCCACGCGGCGGATTGGCTGTCATCGATGATTTCCCACAGGAACCGAGCAAGAATTTGATCTGCTGCAATCGCGCCATCTGAAACCCGGGCAAACAACGCCGCGGTGGCGAGCAGCGCGTCCAACGCCCGCGCAGACTCATCTACGCTGGCATAAACCTCGGCGCTAGTCTGCACAGACTCTTGCGCCTGCGCGGCCTCTTCCACATCTGCGCTTTTTATAATCAGCCCATCGTACTGGTCACTGGCCTCTGCGGTCTCTGCAACAGCGTTAAAAAACGCCGAACCGCCAACCATTTCGTCTTGTGCCTGCGCTTGCTCTGCAACATCCCCCGTAAACAGCAGACTGCCTGCCGTGGCGTCCTGACCAGCAGCATTTTCTGTGGTACTGACCGCAAACTGTGCGGTGGTGGACACCTGCTCGGACCCCGTGGCAAGCTCCGAAACCGTAGCAAGAACCGAAGACCTAGAAGAAACGACGTCCGCCGCAGTGCCCAGTTCTGCCACAAAAGCTGAACTTATTGGGCTGGCACTGGTAGTGTCTGCCGCTGTCGAAGATTCCGACACGGACGCGAGCTGCGCAAAAGTCCCGACCACTGCGTCAAGGGCCTGTGCGGACTCTGTAATGGTGCCCAGCAGGAGCCGTGTAGCGCTGGCAACGTCGGTTGCCGTAGCTGTTTCTGCCAGTGTGGCGGGGAAAAGACGAACCGTAGATATCGTGTCTGCGGCGGTGCTTGTTTCGGAAACCACGCCACCTATGCTGAATATCGCCGCCAAAGTATCCGCCGCTGTCGCGGACTCGGCTACCGATGCGGGTCGTGTGGTGCCAACTACAACGGTGTCGGCAGATTGGGCAGACTCCGAAATGCTGCTGGGGAACAAGCGCGTGGAACTGACAGTGTCCAGCGCGGAAACTGTTTCTGTCAGTGAGGCGTTCAAGGTGCTGGCTGCGGATGCCGTGTCTGTTGCCCTAGCTGTTTCCGACACCGAGCCGCCAACAGTGCTTCTAGCTGAAGTAGCATCTGCAGTCAAAACACTCTCTGTCACCGAACCTAAAACTTGGAAGCCCGCTGCCACAATGTCCGTTCCGGTGGCAAGCTCTGTCACGCTTGAAACAACAGTGACTCCGGCCAAGGTAGTGTCTCTGGCGGTCACCGATTCCGAAACTGCGCCGGGGAAAACGCGAAGTGCGGAAGTTGAATCCGTTGCTGTTGCAGATTCTGCAATAGCCCCCGCCAAGGCGGTGCTTGCAGTGGTAGTGTCTCTGCCCGTGGCGGTTTCCGAGATGGCCGCAGGGAGGGTGCGAAGAGCGGACGTAGTGTCTGTGCCCGTGGCTGTTTCCGAAACAGCGCCCTGAATTGACTGCGAGCCAGATACGGAATCTGTGGCCCGCGCTGTCTCTGCTACCGCGCCCAAAACAGCCTGTGAACTGGACACAGAGTCTGTACCCGCAGATGCCTCAGAAACAGCGGCTGGCAAAGTGCGAAGAGCGGACGTAGTGTCAACGCCTGTGGCAGCTTCGGAGACAGTAGCGGGGAGGGTTCGCAGGGCGGAAGTAGTGTCAACGCCTGTGGCAGCTTCGGAGACAGTACCAAACAGCGTGCGAAGGCTCTCGGCAGTGTCGGCAGCATTGGCAGTTTCTGACACCGCTGCAGGAAGCGTGCGAAGTGCGGACGTGGTGTCAATGCCTGTGGCGGCCTCGGATACAGTCCCAAGAGCTGTCTGTGCGCTTGCAACAGAATCTGCTGATTGAGCAGACTCGGACACGGAGCCGCCAATAGACTGCGCACTGGATACAGCGTCGGCAGCATTAGCGGCCTCTGATACCGAACCCCCGATAGACTGCGCACCGGATACGGTGTCGGCGGCGTTAGCGGCCTCTGATACTGCAGTAGGAAGGGTACGAAGGGCGGAAACAGCATCCCCGCCTGTAGCGGTCTCGGAGACAGCGCCTTGAATCGACTGTGAGCTGACTACAGAATCTGCAGCCGTAGCTGTTTCAGAAACAGCCGAAGGAAGAGTGCGAAGCGCAGACGTCGTGTCAGCAGCATTAGCTGTCTCAGAGACAGCCGAAGGAAGGGTACGGAGTGCGGACGTGGTGTCAATGCCTGTGGCAGACTCTGACACAGAGCTTCCAACTGACTGTGCCCCTGCCACCGTATCGGAAGCGGTAGCTGTTTCAGAAACAGCCGCAGGCAGCGTGCGAAGTGCGGACGTGGTGTCTGCAGCATTAGCGGCCTCGGATACCGAACCCCCAATAGACTGCGCACCGGATACAGTGTCTGTACCCCGCGCTGTTTCAGAAACAGCGCCCCCAATTGATTGTGCACTTGCTACGGAATCCGACGCTCTGGCAGACTCAGATAAAGCCCCGGAAATGGTCTGTGCGCTTGCAACAGAGTCCGACGCTCTGGCAGACTCCGATACAGCGCCCCCAACTGATTGGGAACCCGCCGTGGAATCAGCAGCGCTGGCAGACTCCGATACAGCGCCCCCAACTGATTGGGAACCGGATACCGCATCTGCAGCTCTGGCAGACTCTGATACCGAGCCTCCGACAGACGAGACACTTGCTACCGCATCGGAAGCGGTAGCTGTCTCAGAAACAGCGCTCAGTGCGGCTCTTACCGCAGCTACGAGGTCCGCCGCTGTAGCCGTCTCGGAGACACTGGCTTGGTATGCGTTACCCGCAGCGGTTGAAAACGGGACTGTCGCAAAGGGTGCGATCCCAAACATGCGTCAGCCCCTGCCGCACTTAAGCGGCGATCAATTGGTCTTCAGGAAACCAGCGGTGGGTTGTTTCTCCATCAGCTTGAGTCCATTCGACCAAGTAAAAGAAGTTACCGTCTTCGTCCATGCGCAGGGCGAGAACGGGACCTTGCGGCACAACGGAGTTCACCTTAACTGCGTCGCCTTTTTTGAATGCTGTTGCCATGTCAATCTCCTAATTAAACAGCGTCGAGGCTGAAAGTGTAGGTAACTGTCAATGTGTCACCAGACACAACTGCACGGTCACCGGGGGCTGAGAAGTCAGAGGCAGAGAACAAAATGCCTGTTGTGCCGCCTTTGGTGTTGTTGCTGATCAGGAACGCACCGGCCACAGTGACGGTACCGTTGATGCTGAAAGTAGCAGGCGAAGCCGAGTTTGTGATGACGGATGGATCGGCAGTCGTTGCAGTACCAAATGTGCACGCAGGGCGTGTGGCCTGGCTGTATGCGCTGGTCTCAGTCCAGCCAGTGTGAGAAAGCGCGGTGTCGCCTGCAACAATGGTGGTGCCGGAACCGGGGCCTGTAATAAGTCCGAGGAACCAAGTAGCGGTGTAGCTAGAACCCGAGAAGTACTTGGTGTTCATGTCCTGCAGGCCTTGGTTGACCACCAAATTGGGCGAGGTTGTCTCCCACTTCAGTTGTCCGTCTTTGTCAAAGCATTTCAGCGTGTAAACGCCCCCCGCTCCAACGCCTTCGGTTACAGGTCTTGCAGTTGCCAAAGCTGCGGCTACGATGTCCGTAGAGCGGGCGGTTTCATTGAACATGATAGTTTCCTTATGAAAGTCGGATAAGTGCCGAAGTAGCCGTGTTTGCGGGCATCTGCACAATGGATGAAATGGTCTCGGTGCTACCCGAACCAGAGCTCAACACCGCAATTGCTTTGTTGCCCTTGCTGGCATTGTATATGGGCGCTCTACGCGCTGTAAAGCTGGAATTGGAGAAAGATGTCATCTGCATTTCCTTGCCTCAGCTGACCCGGATTAGCGCGTTTTCCGCATCATTCGTCGGCAACTGGATCTGGAATTGCTGGCTCAGCACAGACTGGTTCAGGCCAAAATTGAGAACAGCAATTGACTTGCCTGCTTTGGACGAATTGTAAATCAACGCGCCCCGGGTCGTAAAAGTTGCTGCTGTCCAGGTGGGGTTGTTGAATGACACATACGCAATCCCCAGGCTCTCCGACAACGAAACTATGACCCCTGTCAGGACTTGTCCGGTGGCGGTATAGGCTGTTCCGACCACTTCGTTGGCAGAGGTGTACTCGGGCGTAAGCGGACCCAATTCGGCGTCAGCCGTATACAGAGCAATCTTCAACACATCCGTGCTGAAATCATGCACCCCCAAAAGGAGCTGCTCTTTGAAGCTGTTGGTGAGTCCTGCTGTGATCATTGATTACCTCACTGGGATCTTGACCTGACCATCCAGGTAGGCATCGCCACGTTGTTTGCCATCACCCAGGTTCTTCAGCAATCCAAGAGCCTCTTTGAATTTGGTGTCGTAAAGCGCCATAAGATCCTGCTCGCCCTTCATCCAAGTGTACGCTTCCACAAGAGACCCATACAGGAGAGTGCTGTCAAAATTGTCGCCCAACCAAGACGTGCCTGCAGTGACAATCGATTCAGGGTAGTAATAAAAATGCAGCTCTGCCGCGTATGCCGCGTCTGGTGTAGGGCCGACGATGAACGTAAGCTCGTCCACGTTATTCGAGTTGGGGCCAAAAATGGCGTAGTATTTTGGAGTGCTTCGGAAAGACGGGTTTGGATACACCTGACGAATGTAGTTCACGTCCCGGTTGAGCAAGTAAACATAGTCGCCTTGGAAAACAACCGTTCCAGAGACTGTGCCTGTATTGGTCAGTGTGAGCGTAACGGTGTTTCCTACGATAAGCTCCACCACCGCGCCAAGGGCAATGCCTGTGCCAGAGACATACATCCCCGGCACGATCTCTGCAGCACTGGTTACAACGATCGTGCGCTGTCCGGCCACTCCCGTGGCAGTTGTGCTTGGTTGAGCATAGATGGCCAAGGAATACGTCGACAAGAAGTCTCCTGGGCACGCCAGATACTTGTTTCCTGCAGACAAGGTACCCGTCATGTTTTTGCGCAAGTTCGCAACCTGCACCGTGTTGTAAATGCGCTGCTCTGCCTGACGAACAAATACTGGAATATTGGCAACAAAGGCTGTTTCCGTATTCTCCGTATACGCCTGAATTGCACTGCTTAATTCGGTGTAGTTCATGTGATGCTCGTCCTAGTTGTTCCCAGTGTGACACCTGCCACCAACTGTTTTGAAGGCGGCATTGGCTGCATGCCGATACTTGCAAAGGAAGTATCTGCCGTGAAGCCTACATACACTGTAACGCCCATTCGAGCCTCCGGTCTGGGCTGATACAAGGCCTGGGGCTCATTGATGTTTCGTTTTGGCTCAAGCTGCGGGTGCTTTGGCTCATAGCACTCAGTGCAGACCTTAAACCCCTTCCAATCCTTGATGAGCAGGTTGAGCTTAAACCGCTGTCCACACTGGTCGCACAGCGCAATCGCAAACTTGCCTGATGCGTACCCAGCGGTCATCAGTTCTCTCCTCTGTACGTGGGTACAGCAAAGTAACTGGAGCGCTCGCGATCTTCTGCAGCAGCACGGGCAAATTCTTCTTCGTAGAACTGCTTGAGAATCTGAATGCGGTCAGGAGCCTTCTTGATTGCAAGGTAGTAAGCGAGGCCCGCAATCAGGCACGGCAAAAATCGGAAAGAGATGTCTGCCGTATTCGTAAACGCACCAGTCTCCTGGATGCGACGGATGGCGTAGTAACGGAAGATGTACTGCTGCGTGGCATCCGGGGCAGGATACAAGAACAGCTTGGCGGGGACCGTGCGCTGAACGTAGAACTGAGCAGGGCGCGAGGGCGTGAACTTATTGGGAACGTGCAGGTACTCAGCACTGCCAATCCGGTCGATCGTGATGTCCTGCTGGTTGGAGGTTCCTGCATTGGTACGGATCACCGCCGACAAGGCATCTACCGTGTCAGCAGGCAGGTCGTACTCGTGCACGTTGGCTGTCAAAACCACCTCGCGCTGCTCAATCGTCCACAGATTCAGGCCACGATTGGACCACTCTGCAAACATCAAATTCAGCGATCGCTGCGCTGTCCGAGCGTCGTAGCCGTCACGAACCTGGAGACCGCAGCGCTCATACGCTTCGAGGATGATCTCATCGAAGTCCAGGTTGTAAGCGGAGACGCCGGAAGTGGTCATGGCTTAGTAGATTCGGGCAGAACGGGCACGAGCGGCACCTACACCGCGGACCTGTACCCTGTCTCCTGTGACCGACTTCTTGACGGGCTGGGACAGGACGGTGGCTGTGGGACCTGCTGTATCAGCACCAGAAGCGCTGATTTGGCCTTTTTTGGGCACACCAGACATGGCCATGCCGCCTTTGGCGTAAGCCTTTGTTCCTGAGTTCTTCATAGCGTCACCGCCTTTCCTAAATTTTTTACCCTTGCTGGACTCGCTAAAGTCTTTGGCAACGGACGTTGGAATTCCAACTTTCTTGGCAAATGCAGGATTGTGCGCCGCTGCATCCATCAAGCGCTTTTGCTTCTTACTCACTGCGGGCATGGTTGCCTCTCAAGTTGTCGATCTTACGCTCGAGCCTGTCAAAACGCTCCATCAACTGCTGCATATCGGCCCGAAATTCCGTACGGGTGATGTGATCGCGCGCCACTTCTTCCCGGGTGCGATTAAGCAGAATGCCGAGTCGGTTGATCTCGGCAAACTTTTCTTTGAGCACAAATCCGAGCAAAGCCACGATTGCGGTCAGTACGATGTTCCAAACCAGCATTTCCATTTCAGCACTTCCAGGCCCTTAGCGATTTATTAATTCTTGAGTCGGGATCTTTGGCTGTCTTCTCGCTTGTCAGCTTGCTCTTCATCCCCTCCATCCGGGCGCAGAAGGACGCTTTGCGCCCTGCTGCTTCCTTGGTCTTTGGAGATGGCGCAGGCGGCTTCAGATTCATGCCCTGAGCCTTTGCGGAGGCACGACCTTTGGCGTTCAAGCCGCCTTTGGGGTCCTTGCCCTCTTTACGTTGCCAAGCGGGAGACTTTGCCATGATCAGTACATCTTGCACTGTTTGTTGCGAGCCTGGCCAACGCCCCGGGGAGCCACAGATGCCGACGGCTTCTGATAGTCCTTGCGAGGAGTCTGCTTAGGGCCACCCTTGGACATGTCCTGCTTGTTTGCACCAGGTTGCACTTCACCCTGATACTGGTCGATCGACATTTTTGCTGCTCGTCCCATGATGGACTCCTTATCCGTAGAAGAAGGTCACCGAAGAGGGACCAGAAATGGTGAGGTACGGGTCATTGTTGAACACCACACCGTCGCCGGGAACCAGGACGTAAGTGGAGCCATTGCCCGCAGTGCTGGCAGGAGTAGCCAAGAGAATCTTCTCTTCGCCGCTGGCCCCGCCATCCTTGAAAGAGATGGAGCCTGCAGTGCCTGCCACGTAGTAAATGGATTTGATACGAGCACGAGGAATACCGATGCCTGTGGCACCAGTAACGGTCATCGTTTTCGATCGTACGTCAAACTGAAACATAATCAATCTCCTTTAAAACAGGGGGCCGAAGCCCCCGAGATTAATTAGGCAGTGCGTGTGAACACGTATGCAGTGGCGCTGGAGAACATGATGGTGAATCGTGCCAGACCTGTGGCACCAGCAGCGATGGTCAGGTCACCAAAGGAGCCTGCAGTGTCCACAGCAGCCGATGACAAAATGCCGTTTGTGGCCACAGCGATGGTCACTGTGCTTGCACCAGCGGTGTTGTCCACGTAGAGCTCCAGCACAGTACCCCGAGTTGCGCCAATTTGTGCGCCCAGCAAAGTGCCAGTAGGCAGTGTGATGGTAGTGGGGGATGCCGATGTCGAAGTGATGTAGCCAGTGGCAACTTGAGCAGCAGTGGCGGTTGCAGTGGCGTTGATCGCAGCAGTTGTCGGGTGGTTCTGGTCAGTGAAAACCAGGTTGGTGGCGGTCAGGTTGGTCACGCTGGTTGTAGCGCCAAACGAGGCGTCAACGGTGACAGCGCCTGTGGTGGGGCTAACGGTGACAGATTGGAAGCCGTTCTGCGAGCGAACTGGGCCGTTGAAGGTGGTATTTGCCATGATTTGTTCCTCATGCGGTTGAAGTGCACCTGCCTGCATGACGTCGGCCCGGAGCCGTCAGGTACACCGGAAAGTCCGGGAGTGAAGGCAATATACACCAAAAGAAAAGGGCCCACAAGGGGCCCTTTTCATGTTTTCCAAACGCTTATGCAGCGCCGGGAGATCCGTAAATTCCTCTCGGATCCGACCAGCCGAAGCTATAGCGCTCTCGCGCCTTATAGCGTACGTTACCGGTATCAAAGTCGCCTTCGAAGGCGGTTTTGATGGGCGAGCGGTTGAACATCTTCAGGCCGTTAGGCGCGTCGGTGATCAGGAACCATGCCTCAGGCTCGGTCAGGTAGTGGTTGATAGCGTAACCTTCGGGAATCAAGCCCATGGACTTGATCGCGTTGATGTCGTTATCAGCCGAGGAAGTGCGCAAAGTGCTCTTCATCAGGCGTTCTGCAGTGAACTGCAGTTCCTTAGGAACGATCATCTTGCGTGCGGTCAAGGCAACCTTCAGGCCACGTTCGTCCGTGAACGCCGCGATGTCGATGATGCCTTGTTCGAGGGATGTCTCGTTCAAGTCAGCAGCCACAGTGGGGCGGTTGGCGAAGTTGGGGCCCAGAGCGGTGGGGTGAGCGGTGGAGCACAGAGCCACACCGTCGCCACCAGCGTACTGGCCGCCAGTGAAGGCGTTGTTCAACACGGAGGCAGCTTTGACCTGCTTGGTGTTGGCCATAGAACGGGCCAGGGCCTTGGTGTAGCGAGCAGACAGACGGTCGTAGAGGTTGTCCTCGACGGCTTCTTCAGTCAGCGCGAACGCCATAGCGATGGTCTCGTGGGTGTAGCGAGCAGTGAACGATTCCAGAGCGGTATCGTATGCCACGCCAGCACCTTCGGTCTTGACCGGAGCAGAGCCGAAGCCGGTCAGCATGACCTCTTCTTCAAATGCACGATCCGAGGTCTCGATGGAGAAGATCTCCTCGTGCTCGTTTTCGTAGCGCTTGTACTCCAAGCCGAACAGAGCGTTGAGACCTGGCTCCAGTTCTTTAACAAGTTGGGAACGTGTAATAGCCATGATTAAGCTCCGTCTGCTGCAACACCGACGCTACCGTACTGGTGTTGATTGAGTTTCACAACGACCACTGCATAGTTGCCCAACTCATTGTCAGGAACAGCGTAGAGGCCAACGATCTTGAAAGTCAGGGCCTGGGTCTTGGCGATTGTGGACGAGTCCAAAGTGCCGTTAGAGATGCCGTTGACTGTGCTGCCAGTAGTGGAAGCGGTTGGGTCAGCGTTTTTGCCGATGTCGGCTTGAACGATGTCCTCATCAGCTTGCACCAGGAACAACTGGGAAGGGTCGTCCAAAACTTCGCAATAGATTGCGCCGATTTCGACGTTGATGCTACCGGGGTAGTAGTTTTTCCAAGTCGGCTTGTTGGCACGAGTTGGGTCGTTGTACTGGCAGCCGTTGAACACGCCTGTGGGGGCGGTGTGCGTGGATGCATCGTACTTGATGATATAGCCATCAAACAAGACAACGAGGTCGCCTTGGAAAATGGCCCCGGCCTGGTTGTCGGCAATCTCGTAACCGTATTGCTTTTGAGCACCGGTTGCGGACAGGTTGCCAGACGGACGCAGACCAAAAGGCTTGTTGACGTTTGCCATTTGAATCTCCTACAGGATTAAGAAATCAACCTTGCGGCTGACGGAAGGTAGTGCGCGAACTCCGCTCGGGAGTTTGGATTCGCATTGAAGAGTGTGCATTCTCACGCAGCATCTCGTTGTCCACTGCCGTCAACTGTTCCTGTGCCCTACGGCGGTAATAAGCGTTACGCTCTTCGACAGTCTCCTCAGGGATCTTGGCAAGCAAGAGTCCACCAACAGAGATCACGCCAGCATGTTTGCCGTCGTCCATCGTGGGCAGGGTTGCGCGATATTCTTCAGGAATATTCTCGGGACGAACAAGTTCGTAGCCCTCACGCAGTTTGCTGTACACGTTCTGGTTGTCAAGAGTTCCGTTGATTTCTGCACGAATCCAACGGTACTTAAACCCTTCGGGGGCAGGTGGTGCATCCAGACGTGAAGGTGGACGCCATGGCTTGCGACGTGCTTCTTTGTCCCGGCTTTCGGCGGTACGGCTGGCGCGGTCGATAGTGATTTTTTCGCTCATGACTTACTCCTTTACGTACTTGGCATACTCTTCAAGAGGTACACCCAGCTTCTTTGCAATAGCAACCTGACTCGGCGATAACCGGACAGTTCGGCGCGCACTATTAATCCCGGAACTCCGGGCGGCAGGGGCAACAGCAGGCGCGGAACGCTGTTGTCTGGAAGGTTGATTAGATGATTGCTCACCTGCGAACTTCTTCGGGAATTCATCACGAAGACGTCGATCTAGCTCAGTATAGTACTCGTCCGATTGAGGGTCAACACCCTCCTTCTCGATGAGTTCTTGATGGATGCCCCATGCAGCATAGGTCAGCATGCGATCCTGGCCAAACCAAGGATTCTGCTCTGCCCAAGTTTCTGCACGTGGATCAGGGGCAGCACGCTGTGGCGCGGGCTGCTGCGGCTGCTGCACAGGCGCGGGGTTGCGAACTGCTTCTTCTTGCTGCTGAAGCCAGCCAGAGACTTGGCGCTGCTCCATCGACAACTGGGACAGGCGCTCTTGTGCTTCCGTCTCGGTGTCAATGTCCCCTTCTTCGCGAGCCTTTTTGATGATCTGACGCAGCTGGATTTGCTGCGTATCCAAGCGGGACTTTGCTTCGTTCAGGCGGCTATAGTCGGTTTGAACCAACCGCTGCTGAAGAGTTTGGGCCTGGGTCTGCAGACCCTTGGCGTATTCCAGGGCTGCCTGCTCGCGGCGCTCGGCCTCGCGCATCTTGGCTGTCAGTTTGGCAATGCGCTTTTGCACCACCTCGTTGACCGCACCCAGTTCGTCTGCATGAGACGGCTGCTCAGGCTTTTCTTGTTGCTGGAAAATAGGAGCGGGAGCAGCTTCCTGCTCGCCTTTGTCCTGCTCTTCACCTACGTCGACCGTTGTCGCTTTTTCGTCTGCACCCAGATCGAATTCAAGCTGGTCATCATTCATTAGAGTTGCCATGGGTTACCTCACAGATGGACAATGTCTTCAGGGTTCTGGATTGTGGCCAGCACTTCGTCATCGTTGATGATTCGGATCTCGCCTTCGTCGATCGGCAAGCGTGCGCCTGCGTAGCGGCCAAAGACAATCCAATCACCTTTCTTGCACCACGGCCCGGTCGGGAATTTTCCCTCGTCGGCGTAGGCAAGTGGGCCAACAGACAGCACGTAGCCGCAAACAGTCGACGCTTGCTCGCGCGCGCGGGTCTGTTCGGACAGTACGATGCCACCTTTGGTTTTCTCCGCCCCTCGGTAGGGCAGGATGACGATCCGCCAACCAGTAGGTTGGGGAATTCGGTCCAGTACCGCCTCTTCGATCTTCTCGACAACGAGGCTGCCCTCTTTGTCGTAAGCATCGTCCAGGGAAGGTACATGGGCGGCAGCTTCTTCCGCCCATTTCTTTTCTAGCGCAGTCATTTCACTCATAGGGCTCCTTATTGGTCTTGGTCTTTGCTAAGAAGGTTTTGTACTTCCATCTCAACAAACTTGTAACCCTCAAGGCGTCCCATCAGGAACCGATACTGCTCCATGTCCTTGACGCTGCCGCTCACCAAGATGTCTTCCGTATGGCGACGAAGTACCTTGATAGCAATCAGCGTTTTCTCGGCAAACTCAAGCATGGATCACTCCAATGAAGCAGACAGGTAGACGCCCCTGTCCGAGGGCTGTGTGTGCATTATGCACAAAAAGTTACGTAATCAACACCTTGTTGAACGCATCTTTGCGATAAACATACGTTTTCTTAGGTTTGTCGGCTGGGGTTGCCACCTTTTTGGGCCCGGGTAATCGCTTGGAGGCGGGCGTTTTGGGCGTTTTGGTTGGCTTGGCTTGCATCTTTGACTCCTTGCTGCTGCAGTTTTTGGGCATCCAGGGATAGCTTGGCCTGGTCCAGTGCAAGGTCGCCCTGCACACGCATGCCGTCCAGTTGGATGCGTGCTTTTTCGTTTTGGTCCTTGGCCTGATCGGCAGCGGCCTTGGCCTGGATTTCCTGCTCCTTGACCTTGACCAATGGATCTTCCGGTGGAGGACCTTCCAGCTGCGTCTGCATTTGCTTGGCCTCTTGGTAGAACTCGGTGCTCTTGATAGCGATCATCGCCTCGCGCTGCAGGGCAGACACGATCTTGTCCGGGTCTGTGCCGTACTGCTGGAACAACTCTGCCTCGGTAGCCTCTTCCGCCTTGAGGCGAATGTGCTCGAAGATGTGCTTTTGCAGGTTGACAGCGACCTGAGGCATGCTTGCCAGCATGGGTGACATGCCAAACATCAGGTGCGACATGATGTGGGCGTCGTGCTGCTGGCCAGCAAAGGCCTTGAGCGGCGAACCGTCCAATGCCTGCGAGTTTTCGCTGGCAGGGTCCTTTGGCTTGTCCACGTTCTGCGTGTTCAGGATGCCGTCAATATCCCGCACCCCGATGGCTTCGTACATGCGGCGGTAGGCCTCATACATGTTGTGCATCTGGGGGTTGCTCTGCGCCAGTTGCAGCTGGGTCTGCGCCATGGTGATGCGCTGAGCAACAGAGAAAATGTTGGGGTCAGAAACAGGCAGTACGTCGATGCGGTCATCGAAGTCCTTGCGCTTGACGGTGCGGCTCTCGCCGGGTACGTCGTAGGGGTACTCGTCAGGCAGGTTCTCGGAGAAGCCCTTGGCCAACAGAGAGAACTCGATCTTCTGCGCATAGTGCAAGCGCTTGTGGATCGCGGACATGACCTGCCCGCCCTTTTCCAGCAACGCGATCGTTGTGCCCACAGCAGCGTTTTGGTTGCTGTCGCCCACCTGCATGTCGGTAACACTGGCCAAGCGGCGACCCGCATCGGCACAAAAACCAAGCAGCGCGAACAGAGTCTGGCTTGGCTCCTTGTAGGGCAGCGGCATCAGCGTCTGAGTCAACTCCACACCACCTGCGTCAATGTCGCGGAACTCGCCTGGCTGCAGCGGCACATCGTCGTTCATGATGCGCGCGCCCTTGGCCTTGAAACCCGCTGGCAGGTTGACCAGAGTGCCTGCGTCGATCAGTTGGCGCAGTGCGGAAGTGGCGGATTGGCTGAGGCCGCCCACCAAATGCAAGAAGCCCAAGCCATACGCGCCCAGGCCTTGCACGAGGGTGTAGTGCACGTAGTACTGCTTGCGGCGGTACAGTTCGTCGCCTTCCTTCCAGTTGCGGCGCACGCCCACTGTGGAGCCAGAGGTTCTGTCCACAGTGATGATGTAGGGCAGTCGAATGCCTGTGGGCTCGCCATCATCATTGGTGTGCTCGAAGCCCTGCAAATCCCAATCGACTTGGAACTCCAGCAGTTCCATTTCCTCGTCATCAGCGTTGGGGCTGATCTTGGTGACGCGGTCGGTTTCTTTCTGGATGATGTTGTTGCCAACGTCAGCAGTGCTGCGCTCTTGCGCGGTGTCCAGGTACTGGCCACGCAGCACGGCTTTGTTGTAGTCATTCACCGTCATCGGCACGACGTGCGTGATGCGAGGGCACTCGCTCATGACGCTCGAACCGTTGTAGGGGATGTACAGATTGTCAGGCAGGATCAGCTTGCTGACCATGCGGCCCTTGTCCTCGTCGTAATACACTTTCTTGAACGCAGAGCCGCCGTAGCCCACGTAGAACAAGAGCTGATCAAAGTCAGGCGTGTACTCTTCCATCACCGTGGTGATTTGGTAGTTCATGAAGTCGCGCACGCGATCGGCTTGCATCAACTTCTCGCGTGTTTCCTTGCCCAGCACTTGTGTGCGCACAGGACCGCCTGCAGGCAGCAATTCCTTGAGCGCCTGCGCCTGGAACTGCACGATCGCCTCAGTCAGCAATGGATGGGTGGCCGCGGCTGCGCCTTTGAACGGCTTGGTGCGCTCATCAAACGTAAAGCCCAAGAGTTTGAGGCCCTTGCCGTACTGCTCTTCCCAATCCTTGCGCGAAGACTGGTCTGCTTCAAACAGGGGCATGAGCTCTGAGCTGATCTGCTGCAAGACGCCCGGATCGAGGACCTCGGCAAGGTTGGCATCGAACGGAACCTCGTCATCCTCTTCGCCCAGCGCTACCTCAACGCCACCTTCGGGGTCAAAGGTGATTTCGATGTCGGGCAGATCCTCTGTTACGACATCCTCAACTTCAACATCCATATTGCCCGCAGGCAGGTCGTTGTTTTTCTCGATTGGCATCTTTGTTCCTTACAGGTATTTGCGGTGATCAGCCGTCTGGCGCTCGACAGCGCCGCCATCAGCAAAGCCCATCAGCTTTTTAAGTTTATCTGTTACGCCGGGCTCAGGTTGACGAGTATATGGGGGCAGGTCGCGCGGGTCCAGTCGAGTCTGCCGTAGACCAGTGATTGCGTTGTACGCTTCGCGGACCGCGGGGGACTTGAACAGGGTTTTGCGCAGCTCCGGGTCCTTAGTCAAGTCTACTTTGTGGATCTGCTCCAACGCGGACAGTTCAGCCAGCTGCTCATACAGCAGGTTCCTGGCCCGCGAGCCTTGGAAATTCGCCATCTCCTTGGAGAAGTAGCCGGAATCCATTCCGTACTTCTTCTGCAAATAAGGGGCTATCTTGATGGCCTCCGATACGAAGACCCCGCGAAGGCCTTTGTCCCCTGTCAGCTCATCAAACTTGGTATTGATCTTGGACGGATGCCCAAGGTTCTGGCGTGCCAGCAAGTGCTCTGCTTCGTGGGCAATCGTCGGCTGATCATCTTTCTTGCCTACGAAAACCGCCTGGGCCATGCCCCGGTTTTTAATTTCGTTTTCCCCACGGTGCGGACCACCCATGATGTACCCGTGCGTGTTTGTGTTTGCAAGGGACGGGTCCTGAAACACCCGCAATGAGGGCAGGCCTGCCGCAGAGGACGGCATTTCCTGCGGCTGAAGGGGAACCATCCTTCTAGGATTTGTGCCTTCCCTCATCAGCCCCATAAGGGAGTCGGGGTCCAGGAATTTTTCTGCGGGCGACGTTGCCATGGGGCGTCCTTACAGGTATTTGCGATCGTCCGAGCGGCGCTCTACCATACCACCTGTGGCGCGCTTTTCAGGTCCCAGGATGTTATCAGCAGCTTGCTGGAAAAGCGGATCAATTTTGTTTTTCTCGTTTTCAATATAACGGCTGCCGCCGTTAAGGCGAGCGGCTTCGTCAAGAATTGACTTCATGTCCTCTTTCGTGACTCGGGGTCGGTTTGCAATAGACGGATGGCCGTACAACCGGCTAGTCAGATCCGTCATGTTGATTCCATCCAAGTTCTCCACACTTTGCAAACCATTCATAGAATCAAGATCCTTGACTCGTTGCTGAACTTGCTTGAGGTACGGAGCGTCTGTCAAATCCGTCTGGTTGTTGACGCCTTTGATTTCGGTAATTGAAAGACCGTCCGGGTTCATCGACTGCCACTGGCGGAACTCTGGCGTGCGAGCAATCGCATCCGTCTGATACGCGGCAATATCAGGATATTTTGCCCGGAACGCAACGACCTCATCATCTGCCATGGACGCTATAAACTCGTCTGGGGTGTACTGCTTGGTGGTGATCGTTATCTGTGCCTGGGGGCGCGCCTTGCTGTCCATCAAAATGGATAAACGGTTTTCTCCGCTACCATAAGACAGAGCATAGGTTTCACCTTTGGTGCACCAGCCGCCATCGCAGCCCACATCGGTAACCAGTTTAAGCATGGCTGGGTTTTCCTGCAAATCTGCTGGATTCACCCAAACACTTTTATCTCCTGCGGGCGTCCGGCTGATAGAAGGGTCCTCGAAGAGGGCCCTAGATGCCATATTAAGCCGGGTCTGTTCTTCCCAGTTCTTAAACTTTGCCACCCGGTTTGATGCCTGTGCAAGAGTGAGCCCCGTCAATGCTTCGTCTGTGAGCATGTATTCCTCAGGAACTTTTACAGGGGGCTGGGAATAGACAGAATAGGTTTTAGGCATTCTGCGCATCTTGTCCATATCGATTGCCAACTGATCAAGCTGCAACGTCTCGTCAATGTTTGTCCCAAGCTCCGTCAACCGTGCTGATGGATTGGTTTCTACCATGTTGCGCATGCTGGGAGGAATCAACCCTGGTGAGGTTATGTCTTGAAGCTCCACGGGCCACGCTGAGGCATCCGTCAAGTCTTCCACCCGCTTGCCATATGCGGTTGTAGCCTCACCCTGTGGGTTAAAACCTTGAGTTTTACGCACATACGGCAAGCTGCCCACGTCAACCGACATGTTTTCAATTCTTTCGTAATATGGGTCCAAGTCAACGCGCTTTGTTGGCTTATTTACGAAATGTAGCAGCTGATTGGCGTCCGCAGCCTTGACAAACTGGTCGTCCGGAGTGGCAAAATCCCGGCGCAGGTAGGACGTCACCCTATTTGAGAGCCAATCGTTTAATTTTGGGTCGCCAGTTATGGCAATTTCGTTTTTGACGTACTGTTCGGCCTGGTTCATGGAAGGCAATGCCCCATCCGGGCCCCGCGTGTTCCCATAACCCATCATAAGAGGCGTGCCCCGCGTGCGAACAGCGCCTAATTGTTGCGCCGCAGTGGTTCTACCCCCGGAACTCGGTCCGATGTTGGCCAATTTCATCGCTCCGCCCACGATTGGAGCGACTTGGAGCGCGGTTCCAATGCCAAAACCAGCTTGCCCCGCCCTTTTTATGCCCTCACGGTCCGGATGCAGGGCAGAAAAACCCATTTCGTCCGGTGCTTGGCCCAAAAATCCGGAAACAGCGGCATAGGTACGTGGATCGGGCAGTGTATTTACGTCCCGCATCGCTGCCAGTCTCCTGGCAGCCTCGCCTTGGCGCTGAATATTGGGGTTGACAGTGGCCGGACGGCTTGCCGCAGCGATTTCCTCAGGGGTTGGCTCTGCCGAACCGCCGTCCGCGCGGCGAACAGGGCGTCCTGTCCAAGGTTTTCCCTCTGTGCGCTGACCCCGAGCTTGCTCCGCCATCTGTTGGACCAAATCTTCCAAGTCCTTTTGACTCTTGGAGCGCCTGGCCAGCTCAATCCCGATGCGGTTGTTGTGCAAATCCTGCTCATAATCCACTGGCATCTCGGAAATACCCAGCTTGGAGCCCAGGAATTTGAGCGGCGACGTGCCGATCTCATGCATTTTGCCCATCATCTCCGCCGCAGTGGGGCCATATTTGCGAGCCAACGTGCCAGAAGCCAGCATATGCCGGGCCGCGTCGCGTTGATCAAACTGCCCTTCCTGCCCAGGGTACATTTCGTAGCTCACCGTCCTGGAATATGTCGGCACCGATAGCAAGCCAGGCTCCTTGACCTCCCCGCCATCAGCCAGCATCTGAGGCTGCTGGGGTTCGGCAAACGGGGATTTGATACTCAGGTCAGTGAACTGCGCCATGACCGAGGGCCGCGTTGCGGTTTGCGCCAGCCACTGCTCCGCGATCCCCGGTTCCTTTTCCACGTCCCGCTCAGGCTTGTCATCCGAGTCCGACAGGAAGGACAGAGCCAGCGCTGCTTGGTAGCCCGGGCCAAGACTTGCAACCTGCTCCTTCATCGGAGCGGCAGCCATTGGAGGCAAAGAAGGGGGCAGAGGTTTTCTTGCGGGAGGCTCGGATGTTTCACGTGAAACAGTGGGGGCAGCAGGGCGTCCACCCATCTTGGTTTCCAGTTGAGCCATCACCTGATCAGAGGTCTTGCCCTTTAAGTTCGGATTGGCCCTGATCACCTTTTCCGAAAAAATCTTCTCCATCGGCGTGCCAGGCTCCGCAGACAAAAAGTTCTTCGCCCCAGTGGGGCCGAAGTAGTGGGCTGCGTAGATTTCCGCGGGCCGCGGATCGCGGTTCAGGAAACTCTTAAGTGTCTGCGCGTTCTTTGCAATGACATCCGTGCCCACACGAATGTTCTCATCCGCATCAAACTTCTTGCCAGGCTTTCCACCAAACTCCTTCCACGTGTCATCCACCACCTGAAACAATCCACCCGCAGTGGACGTCTTGGCCTTGGCCGTGGGCTTGAGCGCACTCTCCGCCCTTGCAATAGCCAAAGCCACATCTGGATCAATGTTCTTGGCCTGCGCAGCAGCACGGATCTTGTCAGACAGTTCTTGGGACATGGTTCGTGGTCCGTGAGAGAAGATGGGCCATTTTAGTCCCGCTGTCAATAATACTCAACCGCCTCGGTTGATGGCTCCGGCTCGTCGTTGTCGTCCGAGTCCAAAGCAACAAAGTTGCCCTGACGGAATCTGGCCAAAGCCATTGTCGTAACGTCCACCTGGTCATCATTGGCACCGTTGGGAAAGGCCGCGCATTCCTCAACAAGCTCCTCGGCCCATTCCTTGCCCTCGGGATACCAAACCATGCCCGATTCCAACAGAGGTGCAACCGCGTTCGCACGTGCCAGCTTATCCTGCCCGGCCCGCCTTCCGCCAGGAGAGTACATCGTGACGGGGACCCCGATCCGGCGGAGTTCCTGCTGGAGTGGCGTGCCGGTGGCCTTGGCCTCGATCAGGACGTTATCGGGCTTCCAATACTGGTACTCGTCGCGCGCGACTCTTTTCAGTTCCGGGAAATCCCAGCGACCCTTGCGCACGTTCAGCAAGATGAGGTTGGGGCCCGAGTCAGCATCAGGGGTGAACACGCCCCACGTTGCGATGACCGAGAAGTCGGCGGTCTCCTTTTTGGAGTACGCCGTGTCCATGGTCTGCAGCATGTATTCACAGTACGGCGGATCGTCGTGTGTCCACTTGCGCCACCAGTTGCGCTTCAAGACAGCACCTTCGTCGTTCGTGGGTTGCTGCTGCCACTGGGCGTTCCACTTCTTCAGACCAATGGAGACCTTGACCTTCTCCAGTTCCTCAATCGGCCAATACTCTGGCCAGAGGGGTTTGTTGCTGGGAAGGATTGCAGGGAACTCCAGCACTTCCCACTGATCAGACTTCAGGTATCCCTGCTGTTTCAACAGGCGGCCAGAGAGGTCGTCTGTCTTCCAACGGGTGTTGATCACAATGATCGCGCCGCCTGGCTGCAATCGCTGACGAGGACCAGAGGTGTACCACTCCCACGTGTTCTCCATGGCCGTGTCAGACAGAGCGTCCTGTTCGTCCAAGATGTCGTCCAAGATGACAATATTACCGCCGCGCCCGGTCATCGCGCCGCCCTTACCAATGAAGAAGGCTTCACCGCCTTGGGCCGTGTTCCACCGACCAGCAGCCTTGGAGTCAATGGACAGCTGCATGCCAGGGAAGAGCTCTTTGTACTTCTCGTCGTCCACGAGGTTTCGGATCATACGACCGAAGCGTTGAGCGAGCTCCGCGGTGTGCGAGCCGACGATCAGCTTGGCGTCGGGTTTTTTCCCCATGACGTAAGCAGGAAACAGATAGCTGCCCATTTGTGACTTACCGTGCCGGGGAGGCATCGCAATCATCAAGCGTTTGCATTCGCCAGAGATGACTCGGTCAAGGGCTTTCGCGATGATGCGGTGGTGTTCCCCAACAAGCATTTCGGGCCAGACAAAACGGCAGAAGTCCAGGAAGTTATTGGTGGACTTTTCGTGCGCCTCGAGGAGCTGGAGCCGCAGTTGCAGGCGCAGCATTTCTTCTTCGGCATCTTTGGGCAAAGTGTTGTGCATCGTGGACCAGGTTTTGAATTTTGCGAATACTAACCCGGGGTTGGCGTTTTGAAAACAAGGGGGCCTGTTTTAGGGGGTGGGGGGGGTCAAGTTTTCCTGGACAAAATCTGGGGCAGAAATAGGACATAGGTTGATCTCTATTACTGACGGGTTGTTTATGGCCCTCCCCCTGTCTGAAAGTCATAGATAGATACACACGTAGAGGTAAGGCGGGCCCACCCACCCCCGCCACCACCATTTGAGGGAAAAAATTCGGGGAAAACGCCTGTCGCTGGCGCGACAGGCGAGTGGGTCAGAGTGTGCTAGGGGCCGTGGCCCCTATGCCTTAGCTGACTACATGCGCTGTCAGCAGATCTCCAGCTGCCTGCGCTGCTTTCTTCGCGTCTTCTGCTTCGCGGCTCGCGGCGCTTTTGGCCTTCGCCTCTTCTTTGGTCATGAGTGTAGCAGTGCTCACGCCCACCTGGACACCTTCACCCGCATAAAACAGGCTGTCATAGTTGGGGTACAGGTAGCAGTGCTCCACCTTAGTCAGACTGATCAGCATGCCTGCCAATGCTTGAATGTCTTTAGTGGTCATGCCCTCTGGCAGGATGTAACGGCTGCTGTCGATTGTGATGATCTTGCTCATGGTCTCTATCCTCTATGGTTGGTTGTACTGTGTCGGTTGACACAGTGGGACTATTATAACACGGGGTTTTGGCCCCGTGTCAAATATTTTTATCGGACTCTTACCACTAGGTCCATTTCCGTAATGGCGCTCTCGATCTGGTCACTGATGTCTAGCTCATTCTCGATCCAGCGCTCGACCCGGCTGTCGCATGCGTCTTCGAACACCAGCGAGTTCATCGCCCACGCGTCCATTTTGGAGTCGAGATCTCCGACAGTCTCCTCGACCATTTGGCGGACAATGTCCGCCAGTAGGGCACGGGCCGGATCCGCCTGGACAGGTGCAGGCCAGAGTTTCGCGGCAGTGTTGACCAGCACCATGACCGCGGTCATGGCAGCAGCGCGGTCGCTACCCACCAGTGAGGCGAGCACCTCATGGGCATAATTGAGAGCTTCGTCAATTGTCTCGCGCTCCGCGAACAGGGCTGAGCGGTGTTGTGCGAATGGGTTTGTCATGACTCTATCCTTTCTGGGTTGATACTGGGGCCGCTGCCCCAGTGCCACTATTATATCAGGCTTCCACCAGTGCGGGGAACTTTCTTGCAATATCTTCGGCGATATCTTGCCCCGAGTGCTTACCGATCCACCCGGACCCGATCAGGCCGTGCGGGGTCCAGATAACCTCGATCCAGTTTTCCCCCCAGCGAATCTCAATGGCCCGGTCTCGCCGGGCCAGGCCCTGCTTAATGGCGGCGGTGATCTGGGCGGCGGTAGGACGGGCGGCGAATTCGATCATGCTGCACCCCCTTCACGCTCAGCGATAGCGTTATCAATCTGCCAATCCAGCACCCGGGCGGCGGCTTGCCATGACGACCCGTCAAACTGGACGCCCTCATAAATCGGTTTGCGAAGCTCAGCAAAAACCGGGATCAGCAGCATATGCACGGCAGCACTATCCCGGCCAGCGAGCCAGGTGGCGAGGGCCATTAGCCGGGCCTGTTCGGTGGCCGGGTCGTTGACCACGGCCATGGCGACTTGTTCGATTTGCATTTTCTCTATCCTTTCAAGGTTACCCGGTGCGGGGACCCCCGCACCAGTGCCGCTATTATAGCACGGCCACCACGGGCCGCGGCCAATTAAATTTATCAATCGCCACGCCCGGGGCCATAGCCCCGGGGCCCGGGCCATGTTTCACGTGAAACATGGCCCACGGACCGCGGCGCGCGGGGCGCGCGCCACGTTTTAGGGGAAAAGCGAGGGGGACCGCGGGCCTGGTTTCTCCATGCCGCAACTAACCGGGAAAAACCATGAGTTTTCCGCATGGTTTCACTCGATAGCCCGAGACTATCGGCCCCGGGTTTTCATTAGTTAACAGCTAACAGCTCCAGTGCCTTATTTTTAATGGCCGCGCCAGTGCCAAACCATGCGGACTCCATGCGGGTATTGTTCGAACGGCCCCGCTCATGGTCCACCATTTCGGTCACAGCGTTGAGCATAGCCCAGCGGGTGCCAGACACCCCGGGGATATCCGCGCCGATAGCCTGGCCGTTGAACAATTCCATAATCCGCTTATATCCGCGGGTTTCATTCATTGGCACCTTGCTGGTGTGGTATGGCTGCAGCAGCGAACGAACAAACATATCGGCATCAGTTGCTGACAAGTTTTCGCCCGCCAGCTTGCGAGACTGGATCAAAAACCGCTCCCAGTTATCGCCCACAATGCCCAGCTCCATGCGGACCGCGTCAGGGTTAAAGCGCTCAGAGTGCAGCACTCGAACAGTGCCAGCATTTTCCCGGCCTAATGCCGCGGTAATGGTGTTATTGCACACTACGCGGATTGACGTGAATTTAGCCACAGTGGCCATTGTTCCATCGTATGACGTGCCCAGCAGCACATAAGGGCGCACGGTGTCACCCTCTACGATATCCGCGCCCTGATTCACTTTCGCCAGTGCCCAAACCCGGCGGCCATGGCTGAGCACTCCGGCGGTTTCCATTTGAAACCCGCCCAGCTCCACCAGCTTTCCGAAAAAGCCCATAACGTCAGCTGGTTGCACCACGCGGTACCCGTCAGACACTACAGCCAGTGCCCCGCCAGTGTCTGAGCGGTGCAAAACTTTACGGCCCTTGAATTCCTCCGGCAGTGTGGCCGCGTCAGTCTGAAACAGTACGGGGGATTCCTTGACTGTGTAATCTAAACCGGCTTCGCGGGTCCATGTTTCGATTGATGCATCAGGCGTCAGGGCTTGGCCCAAACCGTGCCAGGGAGTATTGCCAGCGTAAGCCATGGCGGCCTTGCCTGTAGTGGTGTCGATCATATGTGCCATTTCTCTATCCTTTCAGTGTTGCCGGTTTATTCCGGTGATTGAATTATATACCCAAATTGAACAGCCGTGCTAATCCCCTTTGAATAGGTCAACTATTAGCCACAGCAAGATAAAAACAGCCAGGGCGAAGAACATTAGGCCGTCTCCATGCCGATATCACCGGCGACATGGTGACGCAACAGAGACCCAAGCGGCAGCGAATTAGCAAATAAGCGCACCGCGGCGGCATCATTAGGGGCTCCGTTCTTTTTAGTGCCATGCCATGCGATAGCAGTATGTCCATTAGCTGCATAGCATCCGCCCTCGCCTGTACCGACTTTTTTAGCCTGACTGCCATGCGCCACAAAAACGATTACATAATCGCGGTCGCCACGGGCGCACAATGGCCGCCCTCCGCCACACTGCGAACAATCAAACGATTCGGAAAGCTCAGCGGGGCAGCGGACAAATTGAATACCGCCATACATCAGCGGGAAATCATTCTCTTCAGACTTAGGGGCAGCATATACCGCCGGGCGGCACAGCTCTACAGTGCGCAAGGCTTCGGCCTTGCTATCGCATGACGCATTAAAAACAGTTTTGCCCGGTTTTGGCGTTGGCAAGGCTTCAGCGGGGAAATGTGAATAAGTCCAAGCCTGGCCGTTACGGGGCACGGCGTCAGCGACTGCATTTAGGTACTCAACATCCACCACGGACGTGGTCGCTTCGCTTTTCGGATGCAAAGCACAGGATCGGGGGCAAGTGCCATAAATGTTATGTGCCCCACTACGGTAAGTAGTTGCAATTGGGCCGGTTTTGCTATTTGAGGAAACGCGAATTGTTTTCAACATGACTCTATCCTTTCTGTGTTGCCGGATGTTGTCCGGTGCCGCTATCATAGCAGCAAATAAACAGCCGTGCAAATTATTTTATCGGTGATTTCCCTGATAATATATCGGCCAACTCTACCCAGGGCATGCCCCGATTAGGCCATGCGGCCAGGGGCTCAAGGCGCAAACCCTGTTCGGCCAGCTCTATCGCCTGTCGGCCATGGTACAAAGCGATCCGGCCAGGGCGAACAACCGTGCTCACCTGATGCACCAGCACGTAGCACGGGCGACCCCGGGCGGCATGGCGAGTCAGGAAAGCAATCTGATGAGGGCGAAGCGCGACCTTCAAGCCACGCGAAACCGCTTTCAACTCAATCGAGACAAAGCGATCCCCCGCGCCCACCAGCATGTCAGACACGCCCAGATTCACGCGGTTTTCAATCCGCTCAGTGTCAATGTCAAAAGGGCGAAGCCCGTCACGCACACGGGCGGCAAAGGCGGCTTCAGGCGTTGTCATCGTCGGGTCCCAAATCGTTGTCCCGTTCAAAGATATCCGGGGGAGGTTCCGCCACTGGAGAGACAAAAGCCGGGTCCCGTTCACGCTCGACACTTTCGATCACCTGGCCAGTGCTGGCATCAATGAGCGCGCTCGGGGGCGGTCCCCCATACAGGGCGCGCAGCTCATCCAGCTTGCGCTGCACTTCCTCTTTGGACATCGAGTCAATTGTTCCATGCCTGATTTCCTTGCGATCAACGTAGATTGTGCCCAGGGCTTGCCCACGGCGATATTCTGCCTGTACGGCAGCAGCATAAGCCCCAGCTTCCAGGGCTTTGTCCCGGATGGTCTGCAAGTCCCGCATGTGCCTGTCATACGAGGTGTTGTATTTGCTGTTGAGCTCTGCCCGATACGCCTGGATGGCTGAAACCACGTGAGGATTGATTTCCGGGTTTGTCAGCTTCCAAGCCATCACTGATGCGCTTGTGGGCTTGTACCCGGCCCTGATGGCCGCTTCCTTCAAAGTCACCCGGCCATCCCCTGTGACAAGCTCTGTGACGAACTTCCACTCCTTGCCAGACAAGACCTTTTGCTTACGCAGGGGCGCTACCTGGCCAGACATGCGCTTTTGTGCCTTGTTGCCAATGACAGGCGGCACGTTCCACACGTCCCGCTTCATGCGACCCTCCATAAGCGCCAGCCGTTCTCAACCCGGCGTAACTGAAACGACCAATCAGGGGCATGCGCACGAACAAACCGCATGGCCGATACCCGGGCACTGTTGGCCAGCTTCTCGTTGCCAAAACGGATCGAATCCCCTGGATGCATGTCAGCAAAGGGGTACTTTGTGCGCCCCACAGGCATCTCTACGCCCGACTCAATCTGAAACATTTTTACGCTCCTGTAAGCTACTGCACCGAGTGTACCAGGGGCAGCGCCCCAAAACAAGGGAGGCAGGCTCCAATCCAATCCAGGGCCCCCTATAGACTTTTTTTCACTAAAAACAGAAAAAGTTTTTTCAAAAAGCATCTCACGGATCTCCCCTGAAAATTTCTTACATCTATCTGTCAACGTGATGTACTGTCACACCTGCAACCCGCATAAATGCTCACTCTTACGTCTATTACGTCTATCACGTCTAAATGGTTTCAAAAAAAACAAAACACACAATAGTACGGAGACCCCTATATACCGGCCCCTTTTCCCCCGGTCCACGGTCCCTTCTAAGGGTTTCCCCCTACGTTTTAAACCACTTTCCGCACTTGCCATAAAACCCAGTACCGCTTATAATTCACCTGCAATCTCTGCAACTTAAGAAAGGATAGCGCAATGACTGCTGACAAACTTGAAAAACTCGACATGGAAAAGCTCCTGTCCCGGTCCACGGACCGTGCACAGCTTCTCTTGCTCAAACTCATGCAAGACCAAGAGCCCTTTGAGGCCATTGTGGTGACCATGTTGGCGACAGCCGTCATGGCCAAGTGCATCGACATGCCCCGGGAGACCCTCCTGGAGGGCGTTGGAGCGGCTTTTGACTCACTTGTGGAGGCTACCCCTCGTGCAACCCACTAAACCCCCTGTAGGCGGTTCTATGTCTACCGTAGGCCGCTCTGTACCGCCCTACAACACGGGCAAGGTCTTGATTGGTCTTGCTCACATCCGTACGCAGTCCTGGTCCCCGAGCCGCGATGCGTACAACTTGCAGACTGCTTTGTTGTCCAAGTCCCGTGGCCGCGGTCCTATTTCCACACGTCTTTTTGCTTTTTTGAAGGGTTTTGTATGACTTCTGTTGACCACACGAAGGACGGCCTGTTGCTGTTTCGCTACACCTGTGACGAGTTAGGTGTTGATCTGGCTTGCTGGTTCGAGTACGAGGCCGCGGAGCGCGGTGCTCGCAGCAGGTTCGGTGAGCAGTTGGAGCCTGATTACCCGGCTACGTGGACCTTGTACCACGTGTATCTGCCCAATTCCAACGTGGACATTTCCCCGGTGTTGGATGACGGGTTGCGTTTGGCGATGGAGGAGTGGGTCGCGGATCAGGCTGCTGAGGAGGCGGATGACCGGGCTTGGGACGAGGGTTACGAGAAATTCTTGGATTGGAAGGATGCGCAATGAACATTTATGCAATTCGTTGGTATGAGGCCGACAACAGTGGCTCCGGGGTGTTGCCTCGGGCTTATACGGACAAGGTTTTGGCGGAAAACCTGTTGGAGATGCTGCGTGTCGAGGGCATGCGGCAGTACGAGCTGGTGTCGCTGGAGGTATTCGACACGCTGGGCATCTTGCCTCAGCCCTTGGTGGAGAACGACACGGTGGTGGTTTATGAAAACCGCCGGGTGCCGCACCACGGGGTCAAGGGGGTCACCCCGTTTGATGATGGCGTGCTCACGGTGCGCCTGCTCAATGCTTTGTATGCCGAGGGCATCACGATGCACGAGCATGTGGTGTGCTGGACGGAGTGGCAGCTGCTCAGGGTCCCGAACCTGGGCCGCAAGTCGGTCAACGAGCTCAAGGAATACTTGCACAGCAAGGGTCTGGCACTGAAGGGGCAATCATGAACGAAGCAATGAAAGCCGCCTGGCTGGAGATCAGTCAGATGTTGGGTGAGCCGACCCGCGAGGAGCTGGACGTATTCCTGCGCACGTGGCAAAGGGCCATACAGGCCGAGCGCGAGGAATGCGCAAAGGTTTGTGAGGATGCTTTTGTCAGTGGCCCACACGGAAAGGTTATCTGCACTAATTTGGCCAATGCCATTCGCGAAAGGGGACAACCATGAAGAAATTCCTGATCCTCGCTGCGTGGGCCGCGGTCCTGCCAGCGCAAGCCCAGTTCAAGACTGGGAATAAGTTGTACGAGCAGATCACCAGCAGTTCCCAGATGGAGCAGATGAATGCCATTGGGTATGTGACGGGGGTGGCGGACACGTTGCAATGGGCGGTGGTTTGTGCTCCGTCCTCAATCAATGCTGGGCAGTTGGTGGACATGACGAAGTTGTATTTGGAGAGATCACCTGCTCGGCGGCACTTGGCTGCGGATGCTTTGATTTTGGAGTTGCTGCGTGCAACGTGGCCGTGTAAGGAGAAGGGGCAATCGCTATGAAGGAAAAATTACTTTTTGTTTTGGCCGGGGTCGGGATGCTCACGATCTGGTGGTGGTTCTGGACAGGGATTTTTTGGCTGATGGAGGTGTTATGACCAAAGACGAAGCACTCGCCTTGGCGCTGGAGGCGTTGGACAACTTGCTGTATTGGGATAACGGCAAGTCTGACTATGACCAAGCCCGTGAAGCCATCACCGCCATCAAGCAAGCCCGCGCCCTCGACAAGAAGGCAGAGAACGCCAGAGAGTTGGGGCTGGACTATGAGCCTGTTTGCGACAAAGACCCGCAAGGATGCTGGAGTGTGCGATGCCAACTTGGAAAGAAGTGCAAGAACACCCCACCCGCAGCACAGCCAGCACCTGTGCAGCCAATGGCCCACATCGTGGGTGAGATTGACCACGCTGGCAAAGTGTGGAAGCCAGCACAGCGGCAATGGGTTGGACTGACGGATGAGGAGTGCAACGACTGCCTAGTGGAAGCCGATCCTTGCGAATGTTTAGCAACACCAGAGGCGCAGGAACTGATGTGCGTAGTAGAAGCCAAACTCAAGGAGAAGAACGAATCGCATCGACAGCACGTGACAGACGGCAATCCTTGCTGGTGTGATCCTGAAAACAGCTACACAGACCCAGAGACAGGCGCGTCTGTGATTGTTCACAAGGAGCCGCAATGACAACAACAGAGCAACTGATGACGCAGGAAGAGCTTGCGTTCCGCTGGAAAATCAGCGAGGCCACATTGGAGCGAGACAGATCACTCAAGCAGGGCTGTCGATACCTCAAGCTGGGCGGTCTGATCCGTTACCGCATTCAGGACATATTGGATTACGAAGAGGCCTGCATGCATGAGCCGAAAGCCAAACTCAAGGAGAAGAACACATGAGAGACACGATAGACATGGCCCGTGAGGCTGGCTTCCCATTGATGTCCTTTGAGGGCGTGACATACGTTTCACCCGAACTTGAGCGCCTTGTTGCCCTTGTCCGTGCTGATGAGCGCGAGGCGTGTGCAAAGTTGGCAGACCAGCTTGCATGGGCTGACAACAAAGGAGTGGCAAGCGCCATTCGGGCAAGGGGGAACACATGACCTGTAAACACCGCTGGGAACCCGGCGACAACAAAGACCGACCCGCATACCGTTGCACCCGCTGTGGTGATTGGAGATTTGTATGAGCTACATCATCGCATCGCTGCCACCCTTGAAGTGCTTCGTGCGCCGCGAGTTCCTGTACAACTTCACCAAGGGCTTTGGCGAATTAGAGCCAGCGATTTGGGTCAGCATCAAGGCGCTGCGCGGTCAGGTATTTAGGATCGAATCACTCCTGCCTAACTACGGCGCGCTGTACGACAAGCTGCCAATCAGCGCATACGTCTGGACCGAGGAGCACGGTGACCTGCCCATCGACATCCTGCAACTGTGGGACTGCATGGGCTACCGCTTCACGGTCCTCGAGAAGATCGGTCTGCGCAACCTGGGCGTGAAGTTCTTGGGCAAGGACAAGGTATGGCACCACGGACGCTACATGTTCACTGTGGACTTCTGTGCGGACGGTATGGACGTTGACACGGGGTTCACGGAGCAGGCCGAAGAACACAAGAGCTTTAACTTCATCATGTTGGACAATGGCCAGTTCGCTTGCCAGCCCAACAACCGCTGCTTGTGGTACGACCAGAGCCTGATTCCTGCAGAGGTGAAGTTCCCTGACTTTCAGGCTGCCAAGACTTTCTGGACGGTTGACGGCACACGCAAATGGTCCGCGGGCGACGATTGGTTTTACGATTTACAGGAGAAATCATGATCAACTATTGGCCCGGAACTAAGATCATCAAAAGCCAGGGCAATGCATTTGACTGGCGGCAAAAGCCCAGCGATGTACTGTCCTCTCAGGATTGGAAAAGCTCAGAGGCCGCGCGCAGGCAGTCAGCCCTGAACCCGAACAGATCCTTTACTGTTTACAGCAAAGCCAAGGTCAAAGGAGCGAAGTGATGAAGTGGAAAGAGTGGGGCGAGAACCATTGGGTGCTGATTACCAGCGAAGGCGAAGTGGTGGACGAGATCAAACGCGACAGCCAGTTCTTCTTTGTTCTGAAAAGCACCAACAAGAAGTTTGTCGACATCAACAAAGCCAAGAAATCTAGAATGACAGGAGTAGAGAATGGAAAACGGGATTAAGAGAATCCGTCTGTGTATGGGCATGACCCAGCAGCAGTTTGCTGACATGCTGGGCTGCAGTCAGGGCAACGTGGGGCACTACGAAACACGGGACCAGATGGTGCCCCCTGACGTGGCCAAGAAGCTGATTGCAGAAGCCGCGAAGCGCGGTTCACGGGTCTCGTACGAAGACATCTACGGCGTGGTTGATGAACCCGTTGTCAAGATCAAGCCAAGTGTTCGCAGAGAAATTTTGGAAAGCAATGAAAGGAGAAGCCGTCATGCAGAGGATTGATGAAGACGTGTACGTCACGATTGAAGAGTGCGGAGCGCAGGCTCAGGTGGTGATCCCGCCTCTGGAGCTCAACGAGATCCGCCGAGAGCGCAACGAGTACCTGGCCCAAACTGCCTCTGACCTGTACGACCGCGTGGTGTTCATGATCCGCAGCCAGAGCTTGGAATACGACCCTGCCCTGGACGAAGATGAGGGCCCTTTGGTCACGCTAGAGGTGCGCATGGGCAATATCCAGATGTCTTCTGCCTTCTGGCTGGAAGAGCGGCGCGCGAGACAGGAGAAATTGAAGGTGGCCATCAATGAGCTCTTCATGCTGGTGCTCAATATGCGCAAGAACCTGGACGACATCATCCGCGAAGAGGAAGAGGAAGATGCGAAAAAGAAGTAAGTACCGCCCTCGTGGCCTGATCTACGACACCATGAACCATGTGCTGTCGGGCATGAAGGTGGTGGGCGCGATCAGTGCTGGCACCACACTCAAGATCAAGAACCACGCGGCGCTCGAATCGGTGCGCCAGGGCCGCGGTACGCGGGAAGATATTGACGTCCTCATCAGCGCATTCAACATCACTGAAGCGCTGGCAATCATGCGCATTGGGGACGACTGGAAGGATGAGATTCGGGCCGCGCAAGACGCGCTCCTGGCGGTGGGACGCCGGGGCGTGGAGACTGGCAAGTTTATTTTGCGCGGACCCGAGCTCACCTCTTTCAACCTGGCCATGGAAGTGCATGACGCACAGCTCGATGCCTGTACTGTAGCTGAATTGGAAAAGGCTATCGACTTCGTGGCGGCGATTATCAAAAACAAACAAGCACGAGCCATCGTGCAGCCCAAGCATGCAAAAGAAGAAATTGCCTGAAGGCAACAGACCTTTGTCACAAGAGGAGCTCAAGGCCTGGTGGCCCTTTGAGCGGCTGGACCCAAAGAGGTTCCCCAAGCAAACCAAGGCCACCGAACCTGATCCGTTAGCGGACATTGAAGAAGCACTTTTATAGGAGAGCCCCATGACAAAACCATATGCAAAAAGAACCCTGAAGGTGATGGAACACTTTCGCAAGCACCCTGACGCCTCTGTTTCAGAGGTAGCTGGGAAACACGGCATGGCCATGTCGCATGCCTACACACTTCGCAAGAAGGTCCGGGACAACGAGCCTGAGCCTTGGCAGCCGCCAGCGGTGGTGCCTGTGCCTGAGGTCTCCCGTCCAATCGTCAATCCAGAAATTACCATGGAAGAGGACAAGCCTGCGGCCAAGAAACTCTACGTCCCCATAAGCGCGGCGATGGTTGCCAAGAAGCTGGGCATCCCGCTTGAGATGTATGTCAAGGAGATGCGCAAGGTGGACCCTACTGCGTTTGAAGAAACAAACGACCTGACGCCAAATGAGGAGACGAACGTAGACACGGTCCTCGATTCGCGGGCCAAGGACTACGGCAAGTTCATCGAAGGCGCGGAGATCATGCAGATGCTCAAGCGCTTGGTGCACAACTACATCGAGGACCGCCAAACACCGTTGGCTTTTGATCAGCGCGAAGCCATCGACATGATCATCCACAAGCTGGGCCGCATCATCAACGGCAACCCTGACAAGGTGGACCACTGGGTGGACATTGCTGGCTACGCCAAGCTGGTGGCCGATCGTCTTGAGGGGAATGTGCGATGAGCAATACCCTCGGCGCTGCCTTAATCATATGGGTCGCCGCTGCGTGGCTGACCCACGTGGTGGTTTCCATCCAAACAGCGAAGTGGCTTTTGCTATTGGTCGGGGCCATCTTCTTCCCTGTGGGCTGTGTCCACGGCACGGGCATCTGGTTTGGGGTGTTCTGATGAACACCACGCGCATCAAACCAGAAGAAGCTCGGGCCATGGTCCTGGCTGCTTTGCGCGCGCACGACTACAAGGGCAAGACGTCAGAGCTGGCACAGTGGACGGGTCTGCCGTCTTCTGTTGTCCGCCGCGCTGGCTTGTATCTGTCGTCAAACTTGCAGTTGGATGCACAGCGGGTCTCTGAAACAGGCAAGGGGGAATACCTCTTTGCCCTGCGCCAGCTCGACCTGTTTGAAGACCAAAAACCTCCGGCCACGATATGGCAAAAGGTCAAGAGTTGGTTTCGTTAAAAAGGGCCCCTCGGGGCCCTTTTATTTTGCTTCGCCCCAGCTCGGGCCAGTCTCCACGTCACATCGGCTGGGTACTTCCATGCGCACAGCCTCTGCCATGATCCGCGCACCCTCAATCGCTTCCTCTCGACTGCGCACCGACAGGGCCACTTCGTCGTGCACCTGCAAGATAGGCGTCATCCCGGCCTTGGCAAGGGCCACCATGGCCGCTTTGGCCTGATCTGCGGCAGACCCCTGGATCAAACGGTTGAGGCCCTTGTAGGTGCCTGAGCGCTTGATACGCTGGCCATAGGCAATGATGGCTTGATCGTGCGGCAGGGCCTTGTTCACGCCCCACTCCATCGGCTCCCAAAGCGGGAAGCGGCACTTGCGGCCCAGGAGGGTGCGGATCGCACCGCCCGCTGCTGGATGGTCAATCCTTTTCATCACCGCGTTGACCGTGCCCTTGAGGAACGGGACGTTGTGGTGAAAGCGCGTGATCAGCTCGTCTGCTTCGTGCGCCGACAGGTCCAGCTGCGCGGCCAGCTTTCCTTTGCCCATGCCGTACATCAGGCCAAGGCCAATCGTCTTGGCGGCTTTGCGTTTGATCCCGGCCATGTCCGCCACCATCTGGTGGAAGTCGGTGTTGGGATCATTGTTGTAGGCGTCGACCATCTTGTCTGCGCCGGGCAGGCCCAGGAGGCTGGCGTAGTGGACCAGCAGGCGCGGTTCTTGGGACGAGAAGTCATTCGATGCCCACAGCTGCTCTTGCTCCGGCAGGAACAGGCCGCGCACCATCGGTCCGATGATCTCGTGCCGAGCTGGGACCTGCTGCAAGTTGGGGTTGGCCATGGACAGACGGCCTGTGACCGTGCCGCCGTCGTCTGAGCGCATCTGGTTGACGTGCGGATGGATGCGCCCTGTCTTGGCACTGAAGTCCATGTACGGCTGCAAGAAGGTACTGTGCGTCTTGTTGGCCTCACGCGCCTCAATGATCATCTTGGCCAGCGGGTGGTCGTGGTTGTCCAGGAACTGCTTGGTGAAGCTCGGTGCGCCCTGTTCGGTCTTGGCATACTGGATGCCGAGGCGGTCGAACGCCACAGCGATCGACTGTGCGCCCCAGATGTCAATCTTCACGCCCGCCTGCTCCTTCATCTCACGCAGCAGTTGGCTCTCGCGGGTGCGCATCTTGTCGATCAGCAGGCCACACTTGTCGCGGTCAAAGCGGATGCCGCGGCGGGTCATCTCCAGCAGCACAGGGAAGACGTCTGTCTCCATGGTGAAGATGGACTCCACCTCATCCTGCCGCATCTTAATCTTGAAGTGCTGCCAGAGCTTGAGCGTCAGCGCCGCGTCTTGCTCCGCGTACTCACCGACGTACATGGCTGGGAGCTTCCAGAGCTCTTTCTTAGGGTGGACGCCGAAGTCGGCAGCTGCCTGCTTGAGGCCTTGCTCCGATTTAATTTCTTGGAGGTAGTCGAAGCCAAGCGCATTGAGGCTGTACGAGAAACGGTTCTCGTCGAGGAGGGGTGCGGCGAGCATGGTGTCCACGATACGACCGTTGATGGTGAATCCACTTGCACCCAGCCACCCGGCGTCGTAGGCAGCGTTATGCATGACTTTGTCGGCGGGGGTGGCGAGGACGTCTTTGATCCATCGTTCCACCAAGCGTTTATCCAGATTGCCACCGCCAGCATGAGCAACAGGATAGTATCCGGACCACCCGTCCACAGCGATGGCATATCCCACAATATAACCGTCACCACGAGGCCACCCGGGACCAAAAGATTCCAAATTAGGGTCACAAGTTTCGAGGTCAATTGCTATCTCCTTGGCTGTGGATAAGTTGGGGAAGGTCTCCGGGGCGACCCACTCTGTTGGGGTCGGAAAAAGCGGCATGGTTCTCATAGAAGGAATCCTTTATCTTGAAACTTGGGCAGCACTAAGTGCAATGATTTCTTCGCTCGGGTAATGCCTACGTAGAAAAGGCGGTTCACGTCGTCCCCGTTCTTCTGCATGTCTTTGGCAAACTTTGTGGAAAGGTCCATGAGCAGCAAGACGTTGTCCGCCTCCCCGCCCTTGGCTCCGTGTATTGTGGATAACTTGATGCGGCCACCGTCCGAGAGCCGCGTTCCTTGACGCAGGACTGACACCAGATAGTCGCGCTTGTCGTGAGCAATCTTGCCCAGGGCCTCGTGCCACACTGGGGTGTCCAAGAGGCCATAGTTGGCCTGCAGCTGCTCCAGGGTGAACAGCTCGTTGCGATCGCCCTTGAAGGTCCGATGTCCGCGGGCCACGTAATCCGAATCGAGGTATCTGTAGACGTTGACCAGATCCTCGCCGCCCACTGGCTGGCCCTTGCGCAGCCGCTCCCAGGCCACCACGGCCTTCAGGATGGTTGGGCCAATGCTGGGTAGACCTGAGCGCTCAAACAGCAATCCCTTGCGCTTGAGCCACTCGCCCACGGGGTTGAGCAGGTAGTTGGTGCTGCCCAAGATGAGCCACTGGCCATCATCAATCGGCACGTCCTCGAAGCGGTAGTAGGTCATCACGCGGCCTTCAAAGTCGCGGGGCTTCCACTGCTTGGGTTGGCGCTGGCGGATACGGCGAACGACCTGGTTGGCCAACTCGTGCACGGTGCTCGGAACGCGGTACGACTGCTGTAGCACCTTGATCGTGCCTTGGAAGGACAAGAAGCTCTTGACGTCTGCCCCGGCCCAGGTGAATACTGCTTGATCGTCGTCTCCGGCGAGGAATACCCTTTGCGCTTTCGCAGCCAGTGCTTCCACCAGTTGCCACTGCAATCGCGATAAATCCTGCGCTTCGTCCACGATTAGAACCTCCAATGAGGGTAATCGCTCTGGTTGCTGCACGATCATCTCCAAGAGGTCGGTGAAGTCCAGCAGGTCCTTGCTGCGTTTGTAGTGGCGGTAGGTCCGCTCGACAAACTCAAAATGGAACCACTCGATGTCTAGGCCCGAGTCGTTGTAGTGCTGGCGCAGGTCCACGCCGCGGATACGTGCGAGGTTGATCTCGTTGAGGATGGGGTTGTCTGGCTTGGCCAGCTCTGTCTCTTCGTCAGAGCTCAGGGAGATCTCAATGCCAGCTTGCGCCGCGAACTCGCGGTAGTGCTCCGGCTGCATGATCAGATCAGGTTTGACGGCCAGGGCGTGGTACGCCAGGCTGTGCAAGGTCCTGAAATAGGGGAAGTCGGTCTTGGGGATGAGCTGCGGGAACTTCAGCGCTGCGCGGTCGCGCGCTTCGTTGGCAGCCTTTCTGGTGAAAGAAAAGTAGCCAATCCTTGCAGAGGAAACCCCTGCCTCCAGTTCCCGGTCGACGACGTTGAGCAAGTAGGTGGTCTTGCCTGACCCCGGAGGGCCGAAGACCTTTTCAATGCTCGGTGTCATGGTCCGTCACTCTATACAGATCGTTGGGCCAAACAAGGATCGGTGTATCGGGGCCGATGTATGCGCCCTCGATGTTGAACTCGATGAACTCACGGGCTTCTTCAAAGTCCATGCCGTCACGCGACATCAGGATGTTGCGAATGGTCTCGGCGTTGTAAACCAGCACTTCGGTGTGGCCCTTTTTGTGCCAGACCATGGCAGGGCCAATGATGGCCTCGTCGTATCCGTCCCACTTTTTCATGTCTGCATCTCAGGTAGTTGTGCGTGAGCTACCAGCGTGGTTGGCTGGCCAGGGATATTACGAAACACCACTACTGTGTGTGTTCCATCGGCGGTGTCAATGCCAATCGTGTACTCGGCCTTGGAGAACGCTGTGCGCTGACCTGCTTCTGTTCCTGCGGCATAGCCCTCTTGCCATGCCATAGATGAATGAGGCGGATGGTTAGCAAGCACGAGAGCGGCGAAGTGCTCAATATCGCCATGCAGGGTCAAGCCGTGGGCCTCGATCAATTCAAATACGTTCTTCAAAACGGACTCCCTTCTTTGCGTTGTGTCTGGGTATCAAACGGGGCTTCCTGTTTGCCAAAGCGCGGGATGCGCCAGCAGCGCACAGCACGGCCCTTGAGGAACAGGCTGATAGGCTCACCACCAATGTCGCGCAGGCGCTGGGCCATCTTGGGCGCGGTCAGCGATTTGAAGTTGTTGCGCAGCAGGTGCGCGTCGAGGTCCTTGATCCGGAAGTACGTGCGGGCCTCGTCCTCGTCTGTCCATGGGCGGCCCATGAGCATCTCTTCGCGGGCCAGGGCCTGTTGCATGTGGGTCGTGAATTCTTCGAGCAGGTCCATGAACCGTCCGACCACACTGGTGTCTTCCGATGCCTCGGTAATCTGCTCAGTCTCCACCATCTCCTTGAGCAGTGCGTTAAGCAGGTTCTCCCAGTCCTGCTTGCGCAGTGTGGGTGGCACGGTGTTGATCTTTTCAAGGCACGCCTTCTGGAATGCAGCCTGGTTGTAGAGCATCTCTGTTTCGAGCTCCACGCGCTTTCCGTTGACGTCCAGGAACCACAGTGGTGGGTCGCTGGCGTACTTGGACAAGCTGGCTATCTGAGCCGCATCAGGGGCGTGAGCCCCGATGCCGAACTTGCGTGAGCGGCACAGCCCGGAGTTGCAAAAACTGTTGAGAGGCGCGTCCTTGCACTTGTATTGATAATCCTTTTTGCCAGCCTGTTTGATGATGAGCTGGACCTCATTGTTGGGCAGCGGCGGGGCGACGTACTTGAGGTTGTACTCGACCATCTTGTCTTCCCATGAACCCGGGTGGGCACGTTTAAGATAGACCCCAATGTTGAATAGCCCATTATTGCGGGTGCCCTCCGGAAACCCTTGCGCACATAGAGCTTGTAGGCAAGGCGGGCCGTCTTTGATGGGACTCTCCGCTTGTTTAGGCGGCTCAGGGAAATTGAGTGGCGTGTCTTGGACGTTGGCAGCGTGAAGAGCATAGAACTCCTCAAGGGTCGCCGCAGAACCGTCGGCATTGAATGCATACCTTGTACCCGCGTCCCCGCCAAAGTACGGAAGGTTGAGGAAGTTGCCGGTGTCTCCTCGGTCCACGAGGATTTCTGCTTGCTTGGGGAATATTTCTCGTCCTGCTTCACCAAGGAGAGCAGCCGCGTTCTTGAGATAGGTTTGGAAGTCGCGAGCAGGCGCGGGAGTTTTTGTAAAAAGAAAGACATGTGCACCTCCTGATTTGCTGCGGCAGACGACGAGCGGCAGCTTCAATTGATGAATTTTTTCGACCAGGCCTTTGTGGTCGAGCGGATACTGGTCAATATCGATACAGCCCCAGATGCAAGTGTTGTCAGCCCGTATCGGAATAATGCCCAGGGACGGGTCAATCCCCGCAAAATGCTGGACCCATAGATCATCAGTAGGTGGCTTGCGAACCACCGTAGCTTGTCCCGCCTGCTTTCCATCGCCTCGCTCCGATTTGATTTTGTAGGTGCCATAAGCGATATCGAGGCCGCTAAATATGGCTTTGAATCTGGTGATGTCGGTCATACAACTCTCTATAGAAGGATGGGGGAGCCGTAGCTCCCCCACGGACTCAGAATGGTGCAGCGTTCGAGCCTACAGCGCCTTCTGCGTGCTCGTGCTTGACCTTGACGTCACCAGCGTTGATCTGCTGTGCGAAAGACTTGGCAGCCGTGTAGGCGTTCATGTCTTCCACTGGACCAACCTTTTCCACTTCCCAACCAAACCACTTGCCCTTGTCATTCGACTCGGCTTGTGATGTCAGGCGGTACAGGTGGCTGTACATGGGAGGAGTGAACGGGCCGTTCTTGCCCATCATCTTGGTGGACATCAACATGCTGTTCCACTTGCGTGACTTCTTCAGTTGTGTCGACTTCATCGTGATCAACGCAGGCTCTGGAATGCCGCTGTCGTTGATGACCATCACGTAGTGGTTGGCCGTGTTCTCGATGTAGTTGCCGTTGTCCAGATAGTCCTTGCTGTCGCCCGGTTCGCGGTGCGTGCGCGTGAGGATATCGGACGTTGCAGGGTAGACAGCGATTGGTGCGCCGCTGCCCGAGCCGCGTGGGGCCCACTCGATGTACTGGCGAACGTAGGCCACGGGGATGACCATGATGCCTGCTTTGCCATCATGCAATTCACCTGTAACAGTGTTCATGATCATGCCTGGCAGAGCGCCGTCAATCTCGCCCACCTCGGGGCTGGTGTTGGTCAACAGACGCAGGAACGGAAGCGCAAAGTCTTCCTGGCCCATGCCGTCGAAGCCACTGTTGGCATCGTCTTCAAATGCGTTGCCCAATGCAACTGCGTACTCTTTGTCTTCTTTGACTGCGACTTGGTTCTTGCTCATGATTGATTTCCTTTAGGCTGATTTAATGGTCGCTTTTTGGCCAATGAATACGCCAAAAAGTTCTGTTGGAAACGCGGTGCCGCGCTCCGTTTGCTCACGAACCCAGGCCTTAAGGGTCTGGGGCTCGATCTTCTGCGCCTGCTCCACAGGGTAGTTTTGCTCGCGCAGTTGATTCAAAAGTGACTCGCACAGCTTGTCCTCGTTGCGGCCAAACCGTACTGACACAGTGTTCTTGATGATGTCGTCGTAGCCGTTGTCACGCAGCCATTCGTAGGCCTGGGCCCTGTTCTCTTCCTTGATGGAGGCAGAGTAAAAAGGCTTGACAGTGATCTTGCTGCCGTCCGACATGGTGAATTCCTTCATGCCAAGCTCAGCCAGCATGTTGGGCAGTGTCTCTTCCTGCATCTTGCGCAATTGTTCCTGGCGCTCCTTGAGGACAGACTCGAATTCCTCGATCTCTTTTTCCAGCATCTTGGCGCGTTTGGCCAAAGCTGCAACAGAAGACAGGTCCTCATCCTTGACGGTGAGAGCACCTGCGTCCTCTTCAAACATGGAATTTAAATTACTCATCGATTTCTCCTTTCTGGGTGACGTCAATCTTGACGGGAAGATACAAGTGCTCGCGGCGATCCCACTTCAGCGCTGTGTAACGGCCATTGTTAAAAAACGCAGCAATCGAGCAGGCCAAGCCAATCGCTACGGGGTCCCCTGCAAGCAGCAGGAAATCGTTGTCGCTGAAATCGCGCAGCTTGTGTCGCAGGCTGCGGATTGTAGGCGACGTGCTGAACGCGATCTGGGTGTATGAAGGCAACAAGACCTTCATGTCACCAAACTTCATGGCAGGAGCCAGATCATGGTTCGGCATCTCTTGAACAACAAAAACTCGTGGCATATTTGCACTATCCTTTCTTTAACTGTGCGCTTAGTGTACACTACTTTCGAGGTTGTCAACAACCTTTTTCAAGAAAGAAAGAAAGCAATGGACTATTTTTTATCCCACTACCCCTTCAAGAACCAACCGTTCACTCACCAAGCGGCGTATCTTCAACGCTTTTGGGAGGAACCGGAAATTGCAGTGTTAGCAGAGATGGGCACGGGCAAGAGCTTCATGCTAATCAACAACGCTGCGATGCTCTATGACAAGGGCAGGATCAACTCGATGCTCATCGTAGCACCCAAGGGCGTGTATCGCAACTGGTACACCTCCGAGATCCCCAAGCACATGCCAGCGCACATCCCTCTGGCCATGGCGTGCTGGTCCCCTACGCCACGTAAGGCGGAGCAGGTAGCGATGGAAAAGATGTTGGCCAGCGTGGACAGCCTGCGGGTGCTGGTGATGAACATCGAAGCGTTCAGCACAGAGAAGGGCGCAACCTTTGCCCGCACCTTCCTGCGTGTGACCAACGCATTCATGGCCATTGACGAGAGCACGACGATCAAGACGCCCGGGGCCAAGCGCACCAAGAGCATCATCAAGGTCGGCAAGGAAGCGAAGTACCGCCGCATTGCTACTGGGTCGCCCGTCACCAAGAGCCCTCTGGACCTGTACAGCCAGTGCGAGTTCCTGGGCAACGACTGCTTGGGCTACCACAGCTTCTATGCCTTCCAAGCACGGTACGCGGTCCTCGTCGAACGCAAATTGCCCACCCACACATTCAAACAGATCGTCGGCTATCGGCACTTGGAGGAGCTGCAGAAAAAGCTCAACCGCTTTGCCTTTCGCGTGACCAAGGAAGAGTGCCTGGACCTGCCTGACAAGGTGTTCGTGCGCCGGGAGATTGAGCTCACGCCGGAGCAGAAGAAGTACTACGACCAGATGAAGCTCATGGCGCTGTCCATTTTGGAGGACGGCTCGATGATGACCACCAACAATGCGCTCACGCAGATCATGCGGCTGCAGCAGATTTGCTGTGGCCACGTCAAGCTCGACGACGGCAGGCAAGAGGACATCCCCAGCAACCGCGTCAACGAACTGCTTGCGCTGATCGAAGAGGTCGAGGGCAAGGTGATCATCTGGGCCAACTACCGCAGGGACATCGAAAACATCAAGCTGGCGCTGCAGGAAAAGCACGGCATGACATCGGTGGCTACGTACTTCGGGGACACAGAAGCCGAGGTCAGGCAGGAGATCGTGACCAACTTCCAAGACCCGGGCCACGATCTGCGGTTCTTTGTTGGCAATCCCCGCACAGGTGGCTACGGCCTCACACTCACCGCGGCCAAGACCGTGATCTACTACAGCAACAACTTTGACCTGGAGGTTCGCTTGCAGTCCGAGGACCGCGCTCACCGCATCGGCCAGACCAACAAGGTGACCTATGTCGACTTCATCAGCCCGGGGACCGTGGACGAGCACATCGTCAAGGCCTTGCGCAACAAGATCAACATCGCCAACGCAGTGCTCGGAGAAGAGCTCAAGGAATGGATCAAATAATGCAGCTCGTCCCGATCAGAAATAAGTTTGTCTACCCCAAGCTCAAGCGCCTGGACCTGCCCACGGGCCGCGTATATACGTTGGATGGCACGGACCCCGTTCCGAGCGTCACCACTATCCTGTCCAGCACCAAGGACAAAGCGCATCTGGATGACTGGGCCAACAGGGTTGGCCAGGACGAAGCCGAGCGCATCAAAAACGAGGCTGCGCTGGTGGGCACGCACATGCACTCAGTGGTGGAACGCCTGCTTTTGAACAGGCCTCTGGAGACACCGCGCACCTGGCTGCAGGTCAGGGGCTACCGCATGGGCTACACGTTGATTGAGAAGTTCTTTCCGCATGTGGACGAAGCGTGGGGCACGGAGATCCCGCTGATCTACACGGGCCGCTATGCGGGGACCTCGGACTTCATCGGTGTGTACAAGGGCAAGCCCTGCATTGTTGACTTCAAGCAGGCCAACAAGATGAAAAAACGTGCGTGGATCGAGGACTACTTTGTCCAGCTCGCTGCGTATGCTGTCGCACACAACCACCAGCACGGCACGACCATCAATCAGGGCGTGATTCTGATGGTGGCGCAGGACGGAGAAGTGCAGGAATTTGTCTCGGTCGGGCGTGAGTTTGATGGCTACTGCGACCAGTGGTGGCGCAGGGTTGTGGCGCACGAGAAAAAGGGCCCGGGGCCGGACCCGGGCCAAAGTACCGTCGGAGGTGGAGAGCCCCTGCCTGAGGCGTAGACGGCAACTGCAACTTATTTCTTCTTGGCCGCGCGCATGTTGTCGACCAAGTTGGGATAGGGGCGACCTGCGGCCTTGGCTGCTGCCTTGGCAGCGGTCTTCTTTGCAGGGGAGAGCTTCTTGGGTGCGCCCAGGTCCTTGGGACGGGCTTTGTCCCACACGGGTTTTTCTTTCATAGCATTACTCCAGGTTGCGAAGTTTGTAGATGACGGAGAGGTAGGTGGCCACCGCTTCGTCGATCAGGTTTTGAATGGCTGTGTCTGTCTTGGGGCAGCAGTCGTAGCGCATCTCGGTGATCTTATTCATCTCCCCCTCGAGCCACGTCGCAGTAGCCGCGATGCTTTTCTTACCCTTGGGGCCATCCAGATATGGAATCTCATCCATCAGGCCATGACGACCCTGGTAGGCCTCGGCAATGGCGTCTGCCCGGTCGATGATGTCGTCGTAGAACGAACCCAAAGCTACGTGAGCTGCGTAGCTTCCAGGGCCAGTCACCGCCAAGTGGCGTCGGTGAGCAAACTCACGACTGATGAACAGCGTGGCAATCAATTCTTCCATCATCGTGGGGCTCCTATTTGTTGTTGGCGCTGCTGCAGCATCTGGCTGATCGGATCATTGGGGAACAGCGTTGGGTACATCAGGCTCGACTGCGGTGCTGGCGCTGCTGCGGGCGGTGGGCCCATGCGCAGGTTTGGCATGCCGCGTGAAGGCGGTGCTGGAGGCAGCTGGCGCAACATGGATGCGGCGCTCTGGCGGACAGGAGGCTGGGCAGCTGCTGGCGCTGTTTCTTCCCGGGCCAAGTCAGATGCTTCGAGGGCCGTGATCCGTGCAGGGCCAGGAACGTACATCGTTGGGGAGATGCCGATGTTCTGCAGCATGCCTGCCAGCTTCTTGGCGTCTGCAGGTGTGCCCACCTTGGTGATCGATTTGGCGAACTCTGGGTCCTCCAATGCCTTGGTGAAGATGCGCTGATACAGCTGGTCCTCGATACTGCCTGTCAGGCGCAGCATGATGGCCAAAGCACCGGTACTGGGGTTGATACGACCCACGGCTGCTTCACGCATCGTGGTGGTCATGAACTGGATGCCGGAGCCGAACAGCTTCTTCATCGACTGATCCAGCGAATCAAACGCAGGGATCTGGCCAGTCACGTCAGCAAAGGCATTGACCCGGCGCTGCAGGTCAGCAAGCGTCTTCAGGTCGTTCAAGTGGGTAGTGTTCTTGAACAGGACGCTCAAAGACTTTTCGTTGTTCTTGAGGAACGACTCCAGTGCACCGCCGCCTTGTGCGCCACCTGTGGCCACGTCCCAGACCTGGCGACGCAGGGCTGCCAAGTTCTCAGGGTCCTTGCCTACTTGGTCCACCAGCACACGCATGGTGGCCGGATCGCGCAGCGCGGCGGTCAGGATTTGCTGGGGATCGGCATCGGGGCGGCTGGCCTTGGCCAGCAGGCTGTCGAGCTCGTTGTTGGTGGCGTCCACACGGCGGCGATCAATCTCAACCATGCGCTTGGCAAAGTCGTCGGCGTTGGCCACCTCATCGCGCAAGCGCTGCTGCACGGGGGCAGGCAGGGCCTCAACGATGTTCTTGTTGTTGTCCAAGATGCTCTTGATCTTTTTGGGGTCCACCAGGCCGTCCTGATTGACAGCGCCCTTAGTGCGCAGCCAATCGATTGCACCCTTGGTGAACATGTCATCCTTGATTGGATTGTTGCCCAGGGTGACGTCAAGCTGGCGCAGGTTCTCTGCTGTCTTGAATGCTGTGCGCATCAAGTCTTCGTTGGGCAGCAAGAACTCACGGCCCCCGGCCTTCTGTGAAGTCAGAAGCAAAGGCAGGCGCTTCTCGTAGCCCGCGTTGTAGTCATCGAGCACCATTTTCATGGCGTCGTACTCACGGCTGACCTTGGGCACAGAATTGAGGACCAGATTCTCGATGTCCTTGTAGCCAGCGTTGCCGCGATCCAAGCGCAGTTGAGCATCCGCGGCCCGCGTTCCACGGCCCGACATCAGTGAGCTGTTGAACGAGTTGACTGCATCGTGGCGCGCGCGTTGAGCAGCGGCCAACAGGTCCAGTGCTTCGGGGACGTTGATGTCGATGTTCGTGCCTTCGCGGGCAATCATCTCGGCATCGACCCTGATCTGCTCAGGGTTAACGTAGATGGGGCGGCCAGGAATGCCGGTGGCCACGGCCACTTCACCCTTGGCTCCGCCTTTGGCCTCGATGCCTGCCGCTTTTTGCAGGGTCATTTGACGGGCCAACTCATCTGCTGCTTTCTTCCCCTTGGTGCCTGAAGGCGCAACCAGTGCGCGCACGTTGGCCACTGTCTGCTCACGCAGTGCCTCGTCCAGGGGGTATCCGGCCAGCTGTTCATTCACGCGCTGCTGAATCAGGGATTCGGTGGCCTGCTTCAGTGCCTCTTGGCGTGCCCGGTCAGTGGCCTGCACCATGTTCTGCAGGATCTTGATTGGCTCGGGCATTGGCCCACCCTTGGCTCCCGTTGCGCGGGCCGGGGTGTACTTGGCCACTAAAGCACGGGCAGCCTGCTCGATGTCGTAAGCAGGGTACTCGGGCAAGGATTTGCCTGCGTTCTCGCCTTCGCGGTAGCGGGTATCGGCCAGCGTGCCATCAGGATTGACAGCGCGCTTCATGCCGAGGCGGGACAGGACCTTTTGGCGCATGCCAAAGTCTGCTTCCATGTCAGCCATCAGGACACCGCGCAGCTCGTTGTTGAGCATGTCGATGTTCTGTGGGCCGAGGCGCTCGGAAATCGCAGCGACCTCCGCGTCGGTCAGGTCTTTCTTCTGACGCAGCAGGCCCTCAAACAAGTTCTGGCGCTCTTGCTGAGCGGCCATGAACGCCTCTTCGATCGGCTTGCGTGCCTCAGGAGAGAACGAGTCAAACAGCGAAGACAAGCGCTGCTGGTTTTGATTGATACGAGCCTTGACAGACTCCAGCTCCTTGGGGCCCAGTTGCTCCAGCAGCTCTGCCTTGCGGCTGAGCAGGGGGCTGTACATGGTGCGCTCGGACACATCGAACATAAATCCTGCGTCCGCGATCCGCGGATCACCCAGCGCGGCCTCCAGCTGACGAAGCGCTTGTTGCGCTTCGGGGCTCTCGTTGATGGGGCCGAACACCTGCGCCAGCTTGCTTTCGGCGCGCTTGACCAGGACGTTGGGGATGATGTTGATCAGGGGCAGGCGGTAGCCCTTTGGCAGACCTGCGATGGCTTCTTTTTCGACTTGACCAAGGCCGCCTTGAGCGCCCTTGATCTTGTCCATGGTCCAACCAGCAGCTTTGACGCTGGGTAGGCTTGCGGCAGCCAAGGGCAGGCCCATGAATGCAGCGGCAGGCAGGAGGTCCTTGTACAAGTCTTTGTACGGATTGGACTCATCCATGTTCTCTTCGACGGCCTGGCGCAGGCCTTCGTAGCCCGCACCAAAAGCAATGTCAGTGGCCGCAGCAGCCATGGGGCTCTTCTGGGCGTATTGAATAGCGCTGTTGGCGATGGACTTGAGCACGCCTGCCCCGGGCTCAGCCACCTTGACCATCGGCGCGGTCTTAGCAGCGTAGGCCAGAATACCAGTGAACGGGAGCGTGCCGCCAACGCCTTCGCCCACGGCACGTGCATAGCGCTCGGTGGCATTGACAGGGGCGCGCTCGCCTCTGTTGAAGAACTTGGCCAGCGTGGCAACCTGATCCTCTTGCATGCCCAGGCCCTGGCCAATCTTCTTGGCCGCAAAGTCCGGCAGTGCGAACAGGGCGCTGTTGAACCCCCAGGAGAAGTTGTTGATCAAGCCCTGCGCTGTCTTGCCGTCGGGGGCAGGCATATCGGGGCCCGTGGCGCGCGGGTCGACAGGCCTGGTCCCTGCCTGTGCAGGAGCGCCCTCTGCGCGACCGACAACCTCACCGGTTGCCATGTCAATAACTTCTCCACGGGTATTGGTCAGCGTAGGCATTATTGGTTCAGAGCTCGCAGTTGAGTTGGATTGAATTGCTGAACTGTACCATTGGGCATGCGAACGTGGACCACGGCCCGCGGGTCTTGGAGCTTGCCGATCGTGCTGCCCAAGAAGGTGAACATTGTCTTCTGCTGGGTCGGGTCAGAAGGAATGACGAAGGGGTCATTCTTTGTGCCGATATTGGGCGTGTTCATGACGTAATCATTGCCCTCGTAGCCCAACTGCGTGAGTACCTGCTGGCGGCTATTGCGCAGCATGGCCTCCAGGCTGCCGAATTGCTTGGCCGCAATCTCTTTGTCCGCGAAGAACTTGGTTGGATCGGACACCCCTTTGGCGGTCTCACGTGCCCACTCTTGTTCCTGCACCGCGACACGGCCACCGTCGTTGGCCGAAGCGATGTTCTTCAAGATGGAGTTCATGCCAGTGCTGATGCGAGTAGAGGCATCGGCCACGTCGAAGTTTGGCCTGACCAAGCCGGTTGGGTCAACGGGAACCAGCAGGTTGTTGACCTTGTCCGCGAACCACGCTCCGGGGCCATAGGCACTGGTGTAGACGCTCTTGAGGTTATCCAGCGTGGACAGGCTGTTGTCCAGAGAGCGCAGCGTGTTGGTGAGCTTGATGCGTTCGCCCTTGTCTGTCTCGATCGAAGTTGGAGCCGGGCCGCGATTTTGAACAAACGGGTTGTCCGTATCGCGCAGCGTAAATCGGCTGCCAACAGCAGATTTAACGGTTGGGTCGTCGGCCACAATGCCAGTGCCCACAAACGAACCGTCCTTGGTCTTGACCACGCGCAGACCTGCTCCGCCGTCCTCGGTCACCTGGCCGCCCTTCTTGGCCTGCTCTTTGAGCAGCTCGTAGTCGCCCTTGAGCATCTGCAATTGAACGGACTGGGCGTACTTATCTTGCGCTTCCACATCGCCAATGGCCTGCTGGAGCGCAGCCATCTTGCCCTTGACACCGAGCTCGCGCTCTTGTGCAGCGATCGCAGCAAAGCCGCGGGGCAGACCAGAAGCAGCATCGGCCAGAGCCATTGCAAAGGTAGGCTTGCGGGTCCCGGCCAGTTTCAGGCCAGCTTCGGACAACAGCAACAGGGCGTTGATCTTGGCCGACTCCTTGTCGTCGCCCAGGATCTCTTTAAACAGGGGTTCGTACTCGGCCCGTGCCTCGCGGATGCGATCGACCTTGCTCTTTTCCTTGGTCGGTTCCTTGATGGCATCGGCCACGCCAGTATCCTTTTGACGCTTGTCAAAGGCACTCAGCTTCTCGGTGATAAATGCGCCCAGGTCGTCTGTTGCAGGGGTAGGCTCGGTCGCAGCGGCAGCCGCAGTTGCAGCCGAGGGCTCCACAGGAGGGCGTACCGCAGGAATTGGCGTGGCGGGCTGACCAGGACGCTGCTGCGTCATGGTGCTCATGTCCATTTTTATGGTAGTCGGAAGCTGGCCTGCAGCAATCAATTCTTCCCGAGTGTCTCGAGGAATCTGGTCCATCATGGAACTGCCGCCGGAGCCAGGGGCCCCGCCTTTGGGCGCTGCAGCGATACCCAGTGCGCCAGCAACGGGCAGCGCCATCTGCGCGGCGCGAGGATATTGCTCCGCGAGCCGCGTCACGCCTTCCCTGATGCCCTGTGTAAAGGTAGGCTGCAGCAAATCTCCGCCGCGAGCTATTTGCTCAGCGGTGTACCTGCCGCCCGGACCACGGACATTTTCCAGATAGGGCTGGGAGATGCCTTGGGGCGTCATGAACATGCGGCCCAAAGCTGCGTTGGCAGCAGAGCCGTATTGACTGGCCTTGTCACCCAAGAACTGCGCAGCGCGCGTCGCGGGGTTGATAAACGCACCAACGGCGGCATACATCGGAGGCATGCCGTCGGGCGTGGGCGGAGCTTCTACTTCGCCGCCGTATGCAAAACCTTGCGGGGCCTCAGCCCCCTGGGAAAAAGGGGGTGCACTCTCCATGCCCTGAGGCATGGGGATACCACCCTGAGGCATGGCCGGAGCTGGTTGAGGGGCACCCATCTGATCAGGTGGAAGCATGCCTGCGCCAGGAGGCATCATCTCTTGGCCTTGGGGCAACGCGCCGATACCGCCCTGCTGGGCACCCATTTGGCCCATCAGCATGGCCAGCACTTCTGGCGGTGTCTCCATGGCGGCTTCTTCGCCAACCATCTGGGCCAGCTCCATGTAGCGGGCATCCACCGAACGCATATCCCCGCGCAGGGTGTTCATCAGAATTTCAGGGTTCTGAGGCGTGCGCGCCATTGGGGGCATTTCCTCCATGTCAGCGTTCTCGTCCTGGTCTTCCATTTCATCCAGATCAAACCCGGACATGATGCCCGAGTTTTTAGACTCCTTGGACAAGGGCATCGCGAACATGGCCCGCTTGAGGATTTCTTCTTTCATGTTTCTTCCTTAAAGAACGCCTGCCCGAGATCCGGCAGCTGCCGCGCTCACCCCGGCTATGCCCAAGCCTGCGATCTGCTGGAATGGGCTTGGAGCTGCTTGTTGTTGCTGCGAAATGGACATCTGCGTAGAAGGCGCGCCCCTGTAAATGTCGGAGATGAACGCCAGACGCTGCTGCGGAGCCAAGGCCTCTTGTGCCCGAGTGGTGCGAAGCGCATCAATCTCTGCTTGGCTCTGACGTTGCTGCTGTGCGCCGAGGTTGTACAAGAAGTTGACGTCCTGTTGGCCCATGGCCTGGGCCTGCTGGCCAAGACCAGCCTGCTGTACACCAATGTTGCCCATCTGTGTGCCCAGGCTTCCAAGACCCTGTGCCATGTTTTGGCCAATACCAAACTGTTGACCAGCAAGACTGCCGATGCCTTGTCCAATGTTTGCCAGCTGGCCGTATGCTCCAAGACCTGCCTGCTGCTGTTGCTGCGCCGTGGACAGCGCTTGTCCATAGCCGCCTTGCAAAGCCTGAGCAATTGCCTGGTTCTGTGTCTGCATCAGGTTGCGGTTCAGCTCTTGCTGAGCAACTGCTTGGCGAGATCCACCAAAAGCGCCCGAGCGAACAGCCTGAGCATTCAAGCCCTGCTGCTGGATCTGTCCCTGACGATTCATCTCCTGCAGTTGCTGCCCCAGTGCCAGATTAAGGAAGGGGTTCATGTACTGTTGGATCTGCTGCTGGCCAATCGGATTGGCGTTTTGCATGATGCCTGCTGCGGCAAGATCGGTGGCGCGCTGCGCTGCCTGAAACTGACCGCGAGTGTCCGCACCACGCAACACATCGGCAGCTTCTCCGAGCGTGCTCGCACCCCTGCCTACGGAGGTAGCACCACTTTGCAAGTAAGGAGCATATGCTCCAATTCCTGCACGGCCCGCAGCTATCGCGTCCAGTTGGTTGCGATCCATGCCCGCGACTTGGTACGCGGGCAAGGTGGCGGGGCCAAGGGACTGCGCTGACTGCATCAGCGCAAGACGCAGGTCCTCAATGGGTTTTGCTTCGCGGGATACGGTTTCCTGAACTGTTGACATTGTTTATCCCCTGGATGCGTTGCGCTCGAGTTGATGCATTAACTCGTACATTTTTTTGGCTCCGGCTCTCCGGCTGCCTTTGCCTGCGCCACGGACCGCCTTGGCTGTCATGACGAACTCTCCGTCAGAGAGCATGGCAGGGATTGAATCGGACTTTTCGGTCCCCGGGCCGCTGATTTGTCCTGTACGGCGAGGATACCCGCCCTGGGCCAAAGAAGCAATACCGGCCATGGGGTAACTCACTCCGCCACCATCGGCAAATCGACGGGGCTGCAGCGCGTTGGCATACATCGAAGGGGTGTTGTATGGCTGCAGGATCTGCGGCGAAAGGCCCATTACCCCAGCTCCGGGGTTGTACATAGGAGGTGCTTGGAAGGGGGAGGGGCCCATGCCAAAAGAAGTCTCTTCGCCCATCGAGCGTGAAGGCACGCGGACATCGGCCATGGTGGCGGACGGCGACCAGGACGTGGATCCGGTAATCCTTCCACGTTCGTCGTAACTCACCCCGGGCAGGCCCTGTACGTAGAACAGGTCGGGGCGATCTTCAATCTTTACACGGTCCTTGTCACGATCCAACAAGGCTTGGGCCGTGGGCGACAGCTCTGGCTGCTTGGTTTGAAAGCCTCCGGTCAGGCCCATGATACCCAAGCCTGCTCCGACTGCGGGGCCGTAGGTACCAACCACTCCCGGCATCGCTGCCTTAAACGCGGACTGGTATGCCGCCTCTTTCATAGCGGGAGTGGCATCTGGAACGCGGGCCATGAGTTTTGTAATGGCGTCCGATCCCGCTTGCTGTGCTCCAGGAATTGCCTGCTCTCGAATGCCAGAAGGAGAAATGTTTTGTTTAGCCCAGTTCAGGCTCCGGTCCATAAAGGAGTCCGCAGGAGGAGGTGGAGGCGCTTTAGCCAAAGCTCCTGGCGCTGCCGTTGCGTCCAGCGCAGTTGGGGCAGCTGCAGGAGCTGCCGTCGGAGCGGCGGGAGAGTCAAAAAGATTCTGCCCGGTCTGTGACAAATTGGGCCCGTCGACGATTGGGCCACCAACAGTGACGTCAGCCCCCGGCACAGGGGCTTGACCTACTGCACCTGCCCCAGGCACTGGCGCAGGGCCACCCACAACAGGGGCGGCACCTATGCCGGTGACGCCTTTAAAAGTTTCAACCTGCCGTTGAAGTGCTTGAGTAGGAGTCAGACCTGCGGTGGAAGCGCTACCTGCCTGGAAAGCACCTGCGCCGCCTGCAACAGCTGCGCCCGCGCCAGCGGTCAGGCCTCCGATTGCACCTGCTTTCAAAGCATCCCGCAGGTTGCCTCCGCCCAGGAGCGTGGAACCCGCGGAGCCTACAAAACCACTGACCGCGGCCACGCCTGCTGCGGAGGTGGCCCCCAGCAGGCTTGCTGCCGCTGGGCCAAGGAAGAAGCCCAGGGCCACGGTCGTAATAACTTTGCCCACGGTGCTGTTGGCAAATTTCTTGACTGCCTTGGCAATTTTCTTAAAGGCCTTTTTGAAGAACTCAGGCAGGCCAGTGTCTGGGTTGATGGTGCCCGAGCCTCCGCGACGCTTGAGCATCCGGGCTTCGGCAGGAGTAATGTGCGCCAGCATGGTGTCGCCATTACGACCATAACTGGCAATTGCTTTGGCGATCGGCTTGAGCTCGGCAATACCACCCTTAGCAAAGGCCTGCACCCCGGCAGGCTCTGCAATCAGCTGGTCCACGGCCATGTTCAAGGCAGAGAAGAAGTAAGGGTCAAACTGCTCAGGCAGCAGCTCCTCTTCCAAGCCCTGGTCCACGTACCGCTGGCGAATCTGCTCGTACTGCTCTGGGTTGGCCAGGATCTCATCAACTACATTGTTCAGCGATTCCAGCTCTTCGGGGGAAATATCCGCTTCCTGGAGCTCTTGCGTGAACTCGGCCACCGCCTGAGGATCTATCTGAGATGCCCCTGCCAGCATTTCGTTGGAAAATTCCTGAGGGGAAATCTGCTGACGCATCTGGTCATAGACTGCCATGTCCTCTGGGGACAGGGCCGCGGCTGATGCGCCCATTTGTTCATTTACCATGGTTTTTCCTTACGCTGTGGCCAGCAGGTATGTATTGTTGAAATCGTATCATGTGGGGCTCTTATAGGCAATCAGCGGCTGACCTCTTCCCAGTCCACAGAACCGAGAACCTGATCGCCGTTGGATGAGGCCGTGCAAACCAGTGAAATCTCAAATGGGGTGGGGACGAATGGGTCGCGCTCAAGCTGGGTGGTGAACAGCGCCTCTTTAAGAATGTCCACGCTGCTGGAGCCTTGGTTAGAGCCTTGGAAAAAGCCTGTCGCCAGAATTCGACCAGTACCCACAGTGAATGCGGTCCCGGTGATGTTGTACTCCACCGCCGAGTTCGTGCCTGCGCTCACCCAAGTGCCGCCGGTAGTGGTGCCCGAGGCAACCACGGACCACTGATAGTTTGCGTTGTTGGTAACCCCCAAGATGGATATGGCCGTCAGGATGACGATTGCGTCCAACCGGGTAGCTTTTAGGCGGAATGATGCGACGGGGTACAACGTCCCGGCAGTGGTCAGCGTTTTGGGGGTTGTGACAGGGGTGCCCGCAGTCAGTTGAGCGCCGCGCAGTTCGTAGCCGCCCTCGGAAATTACCGTCGAGCAGACCTGCTTAAGGGTACTGGCCCCGGAAGTGGCTGCCGTATTGGTCATTTCGTACCGCAGGGGCAGGGAGGCGGTGGTGATATAGGTGGTATTGACGAGGTTGGCGTGGTCAAAGTTGTGGCACGGCACAAACGCCCCGTTGATGATGAACCCGGTACGCACCGTACCAAGACCCAACCACTCAATGTCCATGTACAGAATCTGCGCCTTGGAAGAATCCAGCGTCAGGCCCGATGGCCCAGTGCCGTCCATGGGGTCTTGGTTCCAGTTAGCCTGCGCCACACGGGTATTGACCACCGAGCCCGTCACGCTGCTGCGCTCGACCATGTAGTTGATTGTGCCGTCACGCTCAAAGTAAATGCCGTTGGCAGCGCCGTAGTAGCCCGCACGCTGGCGCAGGTTGGCCTTGGCCGTGCCAAACACAAAGGTGTTCATCACCAACAGACTTTTACCCGGCTGGTACGAAAAGACTTTGATGGTCTCGCGGATGATCTGATCGCCACTGGCCGAGCCCACAGTCAGGTTGACCAAGCCCTCATCTGCGCTGAACGTGGCTGCTGCAGTGCCGGTGATGCTGTTGGCCCACAGGTTGTTGTCCGCATAGCGGTGGGAGGAATCGAACAGGGTCAAGGGGTTGCTGACCCGCAGTCGGTTAAACGCATCGACGTTCGTACCGCCAATTGATACCGGGATTGTTTCCATAGAAGCCACCAGTTGACCCAGAATGTTGTCGAGTCGGTTGAAGTACAGACGCAGCACATCGCTGTGCTGGTCGTGAAACTGCTTGTCGTACTGCAGCGGTGCGGAAGGCAGGCGCGGCGCTGTGACCCGGTTCAACTCAAACTGAGAAGTGACGATCAGGGTCATGCTTATCTCCGGCCATCCGGCTTGATGTCAAGCGAAGGCACACCCAGTTGCCACTGCACACCTAAGCCCTCCGAGCTGATACGGAAGGCCATCTGACGGCCCCGAACTCGGACGTACACAATTTGGGTGAACTGCTGCACCGTGTAGTTACGCTGGTCCTGGTAGTTCTGCGTGCTGACCACCTCGGGAGACGATGCCACACCATAATTTGAACCAGGGTTTTGGCGTGGCTTGAGCGTCATAGTCACTTCTGGCGTGTTGACCGTTGAGCCGTCAAACGTAACGTCTGGGATCATCCGCCACACAAAACCATAGTTGTGCCCATCCCCGATGTTTATGTCGGCAGACTGGCAGAAGGAAGAGATTGGGCTTGGCGGGGTTGTTGTCCCGTCGTCAACGCCGTCTTCGTGATAAATCAACTGGCCGTTGTATCCTGCGGCAACAGGGTGCTCGCGCAGTGGGGTATCCAACCAAGCGGTGCGTGAAAGATTTCCGTAAGACCAGATTTTTTCCAAGTGGTTGTAGATGACGTAGCGGTCAACCACCGTGGAGTTGGCCGAACAATAGAACCACCAAATTTCGTTGTAGCCTTCGTTGGTGCCTGCAAAGAATTGGTACTGCTGCTGCAGATTGATGTCGCCAAAGATGTACTGGCGCAGTGGGCAGTACAACGTCTCCACCCGGCCGGAGTACATGTAGAACTTGTCGTAGCCCATCCAGTACACCACGTTGGATGCTGTTGCAGTGGCATTAGGCCCGGCAATCGACGTGTTTTCGCCCAGGATTTGGAAGCCCCAAACGAACGGAGGTCCGAGGTACTGCATGGAATACACCCCAGCGTCGGTCCAAACCAAAATCTCTTGACGAGTCTGCTGGTGTGCCACGATGGACGAGCCTGTGCTTAGGCGGAAACTACCTGCCTGATTCGTCGCTGACGGGGACCACAGGGCATAGTTTTCCTGATCAGACCACCGAATAAGCAAGGGGTCTTGTACGGCCGAGCCATAGTCGTTACAGCCAAAAGCAATTACAAAACGTGAGGCGTCAGATATGGCCACTGCATTGGCAATGGTAGGGCAATCGGTATCGGTGGTGTAGGGCGCAGGGCTCGTGGGAGACAGCAGCTCGGCACGGTTATAGATCAGGGGGTTGGCGCTGTTTACTTTCCACAAATACAGGCCGCCCCCTCGGGGGTTCAGCACCAAGTCTTCGCCGTAGTTGTCCTGAGTCCACAGGCGGATTTGATTGGCAAACCCACTGGCCGCCGATTCACCCCAGCCTGTCGGAGCAGCAAACCCGGTCACACCGCCCCAGCCGCCTGCACTCCACCCTGTGGCTACTGAAAAGATTTCAGGGCCGATCGGGATTTGATAAGCAAAAGTGGCGGAGCCTGTGGTGCCCGAGGATGTTGCGGGCGACGAAACAACGATGGTGTAGGTGTTGACGTTTAGCGCAGTCACCCGAAACTCTTTATTCAGCGCGGTTGCAGGGATGCCGTTGATCGCCCCGGCCACGCCTGAGATGGTTACAAAGTCACCTGTGACAGCGCCATGGCTTGTGTCGTTTACCGTAACCGTGGTAGAGCCGTTGACCGTGGTGAATGCGTTGGAAGCCACGGTGGCCGTATCGCGGAGCGGGGTGATGTCGTAAAAAACGCCGTCAACCGAAGATTGGATGTAGTATTTCAGGTTGGTGCCTACGCCCATCAGGTTATACCCGGCCAGCGTGACCCAGTTCCACAGGGACCGCGCCACGCCCCAGTACGACCCTGTCGGTGGCAGCAGCCCGGTCAGAGGTGCACCAATGTCTCTTGTCCAACCGCCCAGCTTCTCGGGGTAACCCGAGCGAAAGCGCACCTTGTCCATCTCGAACCAAGTGCCTTCATTGGCCAGTGTCGTCGATTCTCGGTTTACACCGGGGCGCAGTTGCAGTTTCTGTAAGGGCATCGTTTACCTCAGTTTTTTGGCATTTTCGCACTTAACTCAGGAACAGCGCAATCTCTGCCTCACGGCGCTTGACCAGACCCGGCAAGACTTTCCCACCACCCTTGGTCCAAGCGCGGAACGCTTCGGCTGCGCCCTCCCAATCACCTCGGTTGGCTTTCATGCGGATGGTGCTGCGTTGGAGGTTGCCTAACCCGAAATTGAAGGATATAGAGACCAGAGCGTCAAAGCTGCCTTGACGGCCAACACAGCCGGGAACAAGTCGTAGAACACCGCGTTCAAAAGTTGCGACATCCTCACGGAATAATTGGTCGATCTCTGCTTTCGTCCAGACACGGTTGTCCTCCGGTTTCAAAGGCATCTCTTTGCGAATCATGGGGATGGTCTTGCCCTCCACGCGCACCACAGGCAGCCTGATCTGTTCTT